GGATCTTGTTAAACAAACCTGACAAACCAGAGTCTGTCATTCAGCTTTCACCGGAAGCAGAAGCTCAACTAGAACGTGAAATGATGCAAAAGTGGACTATGCTGGAAGTTTTTGCTACAGGTGATGAGGTCACGCATGTAGTTCCTGGCGACAAAGTCTTTGTTCCTACCCAATACTTGCAGCATGCAGATGTAGTTCAGTTAGAATACAGCATCAAACTTATGATTGCAGAGCGCGACATTGCCATTATATGGTAATTTTTTTGTTTAACCCTCAAACCTCCAAAAACCAATGCTTACATTTTTAATCAACCTGTTCAAACGCAGTTCCGCTTTGGCCACCCTTGAACGCAAAAAACATGACATCTTAAGCACTTTTTACAAGATGTCCATAGAGCTAACCGCACTGCATAAAGAGCAGGTTATCGCTATTGAAAATCTGCAACTAAAACTTGCTGAACTAGAAAACGAAAAACGTGAAGTAGAGAAGATGGCCCTTAGTACAGAAAAAACTGTTGTTCAGATCTCAAAGATTATCGGAGAGTCTTGATATACATGCGGGCAGCCTTGGTGGCAGTCTTGGCTCATAACCATAGATGTGTGGCAGGTTCGACCCCTGCGCCCGCAACTAATGTCCAGTTTTTTTACTAATAAACTGGACATCTTAAAACATAAATACTTGTACCTGACACTGATGTAAGCGTAAAAAAGCATATCCTAGCAGTATGGTGGAACTGCAGCTCACACTCTCGCAAGGGTGTTGCTAAGCTAAGGAGTGTTCAGGTGAAAATCCTGGGTGTATGGTATCTAATTTTAAAAACCATGGAAGTAAACAAAGTTCAAAAAAAAATCAGGGTCACACCTTACGACCTTGTTAAATATCAGGTCATTACAAATTTGATCTTTTTTAAGAAAGAGCACCTTATTCCGTCAGACATAGAGATTCTGACAATGCTTGCTCTTTGGGGACCGGTTGAGTTAAGTAAGTTTTGTAATGCTGCTGCAAGAAAGCTTTATGGAGCAGTAGAGCTTGAGGAGTTTTCTGTTCGTGCACAAAACATACGCAATCGCATTTCCAAACTTGAAAAGCGTAAGATTGTGGTAAAGAGCAAAGACAACAAGAAGCTGATACAGATTACACCTACCATTGATATTTATCGCAAAGGAAACATTCTTTTAGACTATAATTTTTTATCCATTGAATCCAATAAAGCGTAAAGAGTTATCTCTTCTTACAGCCAAGAAACTTGGCAGAGAGTTCCAGGAGGTTGACGATATTGTTGCGTTTTTTTACAGATATGTACAAAAACGTTTAAGCAGTGTTGAAAACATTGCTGTAAATGTCCCTAATTTAGGGACTTTTATGCTTAAGAAGAAAAGGGTTCAAAAGAAAATTGACCGTCACAGAAACTTTATGGAGGGTCTTGATGAGACTTCTTCTATTAAAGCTTTTGAGATTAAGCAAGATGTCAAGAGAGAGATTGAAAAGTATGAAGCTGTTTTAGAAAGGATGAATCAAGAAGAAGAAAGAAAACTTAAAGTACAAACCTTAAAAGAAAAACACCATGCTAATCAAACTGTGGAAGGAGCGTAATAAGATTCTTGAAGGAGTCACTAATAGTGTTTTTAAAAAAGAACACGTTGAGGAGATTCATGATCATCGGATGGCGATATGTGAAAGTTGTCCGTTCATGCAATCAAAAGGAGATAAAAACTGCATTGTTCCAGGCACTCATCCGTGTTGCCCTCAGTGCGGTTGTTCTTTAAAGTTTAAGCTGCGTTCTCTTGCGTCTTCCTGCCCTGAGGGTTATTGGGACGCGATTCTTAGTCAAGATGAAGAGGATGCTGTAAAGAAAAGCATTGAAAACCAATAAAACTTATGGGCATATATTTTGAACCTTCTACTCACACTTACACCTCTGTGGATCCTGAGGATAAAACCAAATGGATTTCAGTAACCACTTTGCTTAGTATTTTAAAGCAACCCTTTGATGGTAAGGGTATTGCTAAAAAAAGTGCTGCAAACAAGAAAAGCAAATGGTTTGGACTTACTCCTGAACAAATCCAAGCAATTTGGAAAAAAGAGTCAGAACGCGCTTGCAATCTTGGTAATTGGTACCATGATCAACGCGAGAAAGACATACTTGGTTGTAACACGATAGTCAGGTATAATGCAGAACTGCCGGTCATTAAATCTATGAAAGACGAGCATGGTTTAAAGGTTGCTCCTTCTCAAAAACTTATAGAAGGAATTTATCCTGAGCACATGGTGTATATGAGATCAGCGGGAATCTGTGGTCAAATAGATTTAGCAGAAGTAGCTAATGGAGAAGTTCACATCACAGACTACAAGACTAATAAAGAAATCAAAACAGAAAGTTTTAAAAACTGGGAAGGAATTTCTCAAAAGATGTTTCCACCAGTAAGTCATCTTGATGACTGCAACTTAAATCACTACAATTTGCAGCTTTCTATTTACATGTATATTATTCTTAAGCATAACCCTAAACTTAAGCCAGGAAAACTAATTATACATCACATTTTGTTTGAAGAAGAAGAAAGCAAAGATGAGTATGGTTATCCTATTTTAAAACAGGATGCAGATGGAAACTTTATTATTAAAGAGATTATTCCGTATGAGCTGCCATATTTGAAAGATGAAGTGATTGCTATTCTTACCTGGTATAAAGAAAACCCTGGAGCAATTCAAAAAAAGAAATAAGACATGATAAAACTGTTTGATGTTGAAAACGGCAGGATAGTTCCTACTGAGCACTGTTTTACACTTAATGTGCTTAAGCAGATTATGAAAGATTACCCTGAAGAATACATGGATGTGTACGCTTACTTGTTTTACATGACCTGTCCAAATCCTGATATTAATCCTTTTTTTGATGTTCCAGAAAACGAAAAAGAAGAACTTATATTTTCACAGTTGAGTGCTGAGTTTTCTACAGAAGATGACTTGATTGTTGCCGCTCTTGAGTTTTGTAAAAAACTTTATGAAACTCCTACCTATAGAGCATTTATGGGAATCAAGCACATGCTTGACCGGTTAGCACGCTACATGGAAAATACCCCTATTGAACATGGGCGTGATGGTAACATAAACTCTTTAGTAAACGCTGCCGCAAAGTTTGAACAGATACGCATTTCCTTTAAAGGCGCGTACAAGGATTTGATGGAAGAACAAAAGTCTCAGGTAAGAGGGGGGCAACATATTGCTTACGATCAGAGTTAAACTAAAAAATCAAACAATTATGAGTAAAGAAACTCTTTATGAATGGGTGTTTCATTACAACCATTTTACTAATCAATGGGCAGCTTATCATCGCGATGATCATAAAGCGTATTTTAATGCTGAAAAATCAGCACATCCTGTCTTTAAACATAAAAACATAAAAGTTCTCATAAAACATCTTGTTAAAAGCAATGGTAATCCTACATTACTTATGAGTTTTTCTCCTGACAAATAATGTACATTAAGGTTCCTACATACACTACTGCTACAGACACCTGGTCGCATACTGAGTTTGCGTCCAGGGAAGCGTTTGTAGAGTTTTTGTGGAGCATGTTAAAAGAACCCGGTCAGTACAACTTTGACAAGAGTTGTGAAAAGTTTAACGAGCAGGCAACGCTGTTTAACAAGTATAAAGTATACTGCACAGCGCCTAATCGCAGCAAAGACTTCATCTACTACTGGGATACCCAGAAGGAACGCTGCCGCAATGGGGTAATTATCCAAGGACTTCGTAGTACCTGGTATCTAACCAGGGATTACTACATGTGGCTGAACTTTCTGCCTATCTACAACAAAGAGGTGGGCAAGTTCACATTTGCTGACGTGCGTGACGCGCAGTACCACATGGCCCTATATGAAGACATTGCCAAGCACAGTTACAAACATTGTGGAATCTTAAAGAAAAGACAGATCGCCTCTTCTTACTTTCATGCTGCCAAGATCATCAATCTGTACTGGTTTGAAGAAGGTGCTGTTAGCAAGATGGCAGGTTCTCTAAAAGACTATATTAACGAGAAAGGAACCTGGAGGTTTTTGGAAGAGTACCGCAACTTCTTGAACAGCCACACCGGTTGGTATCGTCCTTCTAACCCTGATAAGATACTTAACTGGGAACAAAAAATTGAGGTGAACCAAGGGGGTAAAAAGCGTGATGTGGGTCTGAAATCAGTAATCTTTGGTCTTGCTTTAGAGAAAGATCCCAATAATGGTGTTGGTGGTCCCTGTACTTTATTCTTTCATGAAGAGGCAGGTATTGCTCCACGCATGAATGAGACTTTAGAGTATTTGCTACCTGCGATGAAATCAGGTATGATCTATACAGGTATGTTTGTTGCAGCAGGTTCCGTGGGTGACTTAGAGCAGTGTGAACCTCTAAAAGAATTGATCTTAAACCCAGACTCTAAAGATGTATTGGCAGTAGATACTAACCTGGTTAATGAATCCGGTGAAATCGCCAAGTGTGGGTTGTTTATCCCTGAGCAGTGGAGCATGCAGCCTTGCATTGATGAGTATGGAAACTCCCAGGTAGAAAAAGCTTTGGAGATGATTCTTGCTGAAAGACTGGATTGGAAAAAGAAACTCAAACCTGAGGATTATCAATTAAGAATTTCTCAGAAACCAATTAACATTGAGGAGGCTTTTGCATATCGCAAAGTATCCAAGTTTCCATTGGCACTTGTCAGTAAACAGATTAGACGCATTGAAGATGGTGATTACCACAGGGAGTTTGTAGAGTTGTATAGAGATGACAACGGGAAAATCAACACAAAAGAATCTCGCAAGTTACCTATTTCAGAATTTCCTATATCTCCAAAAACAGTTGATAAAGAAGGTGTCATTATAGTGTACGAGCGTCCTGTGAAGGATCCAACATTTGGCATGTATTATGCGTCTATTGACCCTGTATCAGAAGGTAAAACCACAACTTCTGAGTCATTATGTTCTATCTATGTCTATAAGACTGCACAAGAAATCACCAAGCACAAGATGGATAGTACCATTGAACAGCACATTGAACGTGACGGAATAGTTGCTACTTGGTGCGGTCGTTTTGATGACCTTAATAAAACCCATGAGCGTTTAGAAATGCTTATTGAGTATTACAACGCGTGGACGGTTGTAGAAAACAACGTTAGTTTGTTTATTCAGTATATGATTTCTAAGCGTAAACAACGTTATTTAGTGCCAAAGAATCAGATTCTCTTTCTCAAAGAGCTTCAAAGTAACACCAATGTCTTCCAGGAATATGGCTGGCGCAATGTGGGAACGATTTTTAAAACCAACCTTATTTCCTACGCCATTCAGTTCCTGGAAGAACAGTTGGATGTTGAAACGAAACCTGATGGAGAAATAGTCAGGACAACTTATGGCATTGAGCGCATCCCTGACATCATGCTCCTAAAGGAAATGGCTGCTTACAGAGATGGACTGAACGTGGACAGACTGGTAGCGTTCTGTGCCCTGGTAGCTTTTGCCAAGGTGCAGGAGTCTAACAGGGGCTATTCCAAGCGTGTAGAACATGAAGACAGCAATTTGGAGAACTCTAAAAAAATCAGTAAATTAAGAGTGACCCCTTTCCGGCACATGGGAAACGCAAACAGCTCCTCCACCATGGTCAAAGTTCCCAGAAACCCTTTCAAGAACATGAGGTAACACTAACACTAAGAACTAACGATGCCTTACGTGTACAGACATATACGCCTTGACAAAAAACACAAATGAAAATAGTTAACGCATTACAACTCAAAAACGGAGCCAAGGTGGACAACACCAGAATGGGCACCTTAACCCAACCTGTGCAGTTTTTGAACAGAACAGACAAAGACGAAGCATGGGGCGCGTGGAATATAGACTGGTTGGAAATGCAGGGTCTTAAGCAAATCCGCAGAAACGCGCGCAAACTTTTGAAGAACTATAAGCTTGCAAATGGCATTATTGACAAAACAGACTACATTATTGAAGAGGATAACGAGGTTGCAGAGTTGATTGATGTTCTGACTAAGCAGGATGAATCAGCTTTTGAATTGAAGTTTTTTCCGATTATACCCAACATCATTAACGTAATGTGTGGGGAGTTTGCTAAGCGTAACGACAAAATAACCTATCGTTCTGTAGATGACATCTCTTATAATGAGATGATGGAAGCAAAAAGAGTAATGATAGAACAGGTATTGGTCGCTGAAGCAGAGAAAAAAATGATGGCCACCATTGAGTCAATGGGTCTGAATCTTGAGGATGAAGAGCAAGCTGCTCAAGCTCAAGAAATGATGGCACCTGAAAGTCTTAAGAGTTTGCCAGAAATTGAAGGGTTCTTTCGCAAGAACTACCGATCTATGGTTGAAGAGTGGGCTAATCACCAGCATCATGTTGATGAGGAGCGTTTTGCAATTAAAGAGTTGGAAAATATTGCATTTCGTGACATGCTCATTTCTGACAGGGAATTTTGGCACTTTAAGATGAATGAGGACGATTATGATGTAGAGCTTTGGAATCCTGTACTAACCTTTTATCATAAATCTCCTGAAGCAAGATATATTTCTCAGTCTAACTGGGTAGGTCGCGTGGATCTTATGACGATTTCAGATGTCATTGACAAGTACGGATACATGATGACAGATGATCAACTTGCTTCATTGGAAGCTATTTATCCAGTGCATTCAGCAGGTTATCTGATACCAGGATTGCAGAATGACGGTTCTTTCTATGATGCTACGCGTTCACACGAATGGAATACCCAGGGTCCTTCTTTGGGTATGCGTCAGTTTTTAAGTGCACGTGATGTATTTATGAATACAGGTGATGATATCATCATGAAGATTGTCAACGAATCTGAAAGTATTCAGGATTTTCAAGATATCAGTCTTCTCAGGGTTACTACTTGCTACTGGAAGAGCCAACGCATGGTCGGTTATCTGACAAAAATTAAGGAGGATGGGGAGATGATTGAAATGATTGTAGATGAAAATTATAAAATCACAAACAAACCTCTTCATGATACTTCAGTACTTAAAAGAAAAAGTAAAGAAAATCTTGTATATGGCGAACATATTGAATGGATATGGATTAATGAGGTTTGGGGAGGTACTAAGATTGGTCCCAATAGACCTGCATTCTTTGGCAATAATGACACTTTTGGATTTCAACCACTTTATCTGAATGTAAAGCCTTTACGTTTTCAGTTTAAGGGTGATTTTACCTTGTATGGTTGTAAGTTGCCGGTAGAAGGTGCTGTATTTACAGAACGCAATACAAAGTCCATGTCTTTGGTAGACAAGACGAAACCATATCAGATTGGTTACAACCTGGTTAATAACCAGATTGCTGACATTCTGATTGACGAGTTGGGTACAGTAATCATGCTGGATCAGAATGCTCTGCCACGTCACTCAATGGGGGAGGATTGGGGCAAAAACAACTACGGTAAGGCGTATGTGGCTATGAAGAACTTTCAGATGTTGCCCTTGGATACATCTATTACCAATACAGAAAATGCATTAAACTTTCAGCATTATCAAGTATTGAATCTTGAGCAAACAAATCGTCTTTTGAGTCGCATTCAACTTGCCAACTATTTTAAGAATCAGTGTTTTGAGTCTATTGGTATATCACCACAGCGTTTAGGTGCTGTAAATGCTCAAGAAACTGCACAGGGTATTGAGCAGGCTATCAATATGAGTTACTCTCAAACAGAAACTTACTTTACTCAACATTCAGAGTATTTGATGCCGCGTGTGCATCAGATGCGTACAGATCTTTCTCAATACTACCATTCTAATCGTCCCTCTTTACGTTTGCAATACGTAACATCTATGGATGAAAAAGTAAACTTTGAGATGAATGGTACTGAATTATTGGCGCGTGATCTGAATATCTTTATTTCTACAAAGGTTAATCAACGCCAAATTATGGAACAGATTCGTTCTTTGGCAATTAACAACAACACATCCGGTGCTTCTATTTATGATCTTGGTAACATTGTCAAAGCAGACTCAATGGCAGAGATTACGCATGTCATGAAAGGCATTGAAGAAAAAACTACCAAAGCTAAGACCCAGGAAACTGAAGCCTTGCAGCAAACAGAACAAATGCGTCAACAAGCTGAAACAGAGCGTCTTGAAGCTAAGTTGCGTTTTGAAGCAGAGCAAAATGCATTGAATCGTGAAAGTCAAGAGCGCGTTGCTGAGATCAGAGCTGCCGGTTACACAGCAATGAACGATCGTGACATGAATCAGCAAAATGACTACATTGACACTTTAGAGTATCTTGACAAGAAAAATGCAAAAGAAGCTGATCAGTCTATTGCAAGAGATCGTGAGTTAAATCGGACTATTACAGAACAGAAAAAGATAGAACTCAAACGTCAAGAATTGCTTTCTAAAGAGCGCATTGCTGATAAACAATTACAAGTTGCGCAAACCAACAAAAACAAATATGACAAAAAATAAAAGTACTATAGCATTATAGTGTAAAATATTTTTTATCATACATCTACTAGGTGTAAATCTTAGAGGTTTATTCGGTAGATTATATATGAAGAACAAAAACAACCAACTTAAACCTATTTATGGACAGTAACAACCAACAAACATCTGTATCCAGCGTAAGTCTTGAAAGCCTTGATGATTTTTTACCAATGCCTGGGGCTGAAAGCGTTGTGACAGCAGATAATGACGAAAGTTTAAAACCAAGATTCTTTACCAAAGATATTCCAGCAGATCTTAATTTTCTTGAAGAAGAAGGTGATGGAAACGAAGATGGTAAAGAAAAAACACCTAGTGCAGCAACAACTCAAGCGGCTATTGCAGAGTTAGATGCAGATCTAGAAGATGACGATGAGGTTCCTGGTTCAAAACAGAAACCTGGTCGAAAAAAGATTGACAAAAGCGGACTGGTAGAAACATTTTCTAAACTTTTTGAAGATGGTGTCCTGGTTCCTTTTGATGATGAAAAACCACTGGATGAGTACTCTGTAAAAGATTGGAAGGAGCTAATCTCTGCTAATCTGGAAGAAAGGGAGAAATCTCTCAGAGAACAAACTCCAAAGGAGTTCTTTGAATCGTTACCTCAAGAGTTGCAGTATGCTGCAGAATATGTAGCAAAGGGCGGCACTGACATCAAGGGGTTATTTAGGGCACTTGCTCAGACTGAGGAAGTGCGTGAACTTAACCCTGCGACACCTGAACACCAGGAGGTTATTGTAAGACAGTATTTACAAGCAACCGGTTTTGGAAATGGTGACGCAGAATTGATGGAAGAACAAGTCCAAGAGTGGTTGGATTCAGGAATCATTGCTAAAAAAGCACAGCAGTTTAAGCCAAAGCTTGATGCTATGCAAGAAGAAGTGATTCAATCCAAACTTCAGCAACAAGAGCAGTTCCGTCAGGAGCAGCAGCGCAAGAAGGAAGAGTACATGGAAAACATTTACAACACCTTAAAACCTGCTGAAGTCAACGGTATTAAGCTGGACGCTAAGCGTCAGAAGTTTCTCTGGGAGGAACTTACAACAGCAAAGTACCAGAGTATGACAGGACGTCCAACAAACTTGTTGGGCAAGCTTTTGGAAGACCACCAATTTGGAAAAACCCCCCGCTATGATCTTATTGCTGAAACTCTGTGGTTGCTATCTGATCCTGATGATTACAAAGAAAGTATCAGAAAGCAAGCTAAAAACGAGGTAACACAGGAAACTGTCAGAAAACTAAAAACTGAAGAAGGACGCAAAATTGCGTCTAATGTCAGCGAAGAGGAAGAAGACAAAACTCCTACAAGGAAAATTCCGCGACCTGCTGCAAACATTTTCAAACGCTAATCCATATAACTTAACCCTTTAAATTCACTTTTTAACAACAAAATCCTATGAGCACACCAGTTTTAAACAACGGTCTCTTCCTGCGCGACACTAGCTACAAGGTTAGTTCGCACGTGGACAGCTACCACTTGGTAAATATGCTGAAGAGCGCAGAACCCATGGACTTGGGTCCTGTTGATCTTTGGGCTATGACCCAAAAGGTAGAAATGCCTCTTTACCAGATGGCATCTTTCGGTGGCAAGAACACCATCACTGTAGACAACCCTCGCGGTGAATACAAGTGGCAAACCCCAATTGTTCAGGACCTTCCCTACGTTGTAGAGGATGTGGAGCCTAGTTTGACAAATCTTGGTCAAGATGGTACAACCTTCAAGATCAAATTGAACAAGCGCAGCTTCGGTCATGGTGACATCATCACCTACGACAAATACAAAGGCGCTGAACTTTACATTACCGCTGAGGATATTCTTCCTTCTGGTGACGGTTTCGTATACACTGTTCAGTTGGTGAACAACGACAACCAAAAGACTTTGAGCAAAGTCTACCTTAAGCCTGGTACCAAGTTCTTCCGCAAGGGTTCTGCCCGTGGAGAATACGGAGAGCGTTTCTCTGACATCGGAGAACTGAGTGCTGGCTTCCGCGAGTTCTACAACTTTGTAGGTGGCGCAGAAGCTCACGTTCATTACTCTGTTTCTAGCCGTGCTGAGTTGATGATGAAAGGCGGTATGAATGCTGATGGTACAGTACCTGTTACTGAAATCTGGCGTTCTTTTGATTCCAACATTGCTAAAGATCCTTCTTTGAACAACATTGACGCAATGGTGTCTAAGATGGGTAAAGAATACATCAAGAAGGCTTATGACTCTGGAACTTTGACTCGTTCTTTTGTCACCAAGATGGAAGCTGCTCACTTGACCAAAATTGCTAATGACATTGAAACCTACCTCATGTGGGGACAAGGTGGACGTATCAAGCAGGATGGTCCAGATGATATCCGCCTGTCTGTAGGTCTTTGGTCACAGCTTGACAACTCTTTCAAGCGTATTTACAACAAGAGTTCTTTCAACCTAGAGCTGTTCCGTTCTGAAATCTTCAACTTCTACAATGGTAAGGTTGAGTTCAAAGGTCCAGATCCTCAGCGTCAGATCATTGTTCAAACTGGTATGGCTGGTATGAAGATGGTCAATGAAGCTATCAAGAAAGAAGCTTTCAACACTGTAGGTACCGGTCTGGTAGCCAACATTGATAAGTCTGGTTTGAACGCTATCAGCGGAAGCAACGCGATGGACTTGAACTTTGGTTTTGCTTTCACTAGCTACACCATTCCTTTCTTGGCCAATGTGAAGTTTGTGTTGAACCCAGCGTTTGACAACGTACACACCAATGACATTGAAAACCCTATCATTGATGGTTTTCCATTGTCTTCTTACAACTTTATTGTATTTGACATCACTGACAACACTAACGACAACATCTTCTTGTTGAAGTTGAAGTGGGATAGTGAACTCAAATGGTTCTATCAAAACGGTACCATGGACTACATGGGTCGTACTCAAGGGTTCGCTTCTTCTGGAAACTTTAATGGATACCGCGTATTCATGACCCAGACTATGCCTTCCATCTGGGTGAAAGACCCTACCAAGGTTCTTAAGATTGTGATGAGGAACCCCATCACTGGCGGTTCGTTCTAAACAACTGCTGAAGGCGCTGTGCAAACCAGGGAGTGAGATTCTCCCTGGTCCCTGCACTAGACAAATGCACATTCCACCTCCCTTGTGCCTCTCTGTAGGTAGTACCTGCAGATCCACCTGGTGTAAAAGCCAGGTGTTCTCCTGAGAGCTGACAACCTTGACGTGGTTCAGGAGCTTTTTACTAATTGCCAGCAAAACAAAAACCAAAAACCAACCTTTAAAAACCTATGGAAGTATCAATGATTGAAAAGCATCAAGCTTTTAAAACCAACAGTACAATTGCTGTTAGACCGTTTGTTGACAATACAAACGCCAACATGGGCCTTGAAAAGTATCAAATGGTACTTTTTGAAGGAGTGTTCCACGAGGAACAATTAGCATGTTTGGAGTACAATGGCATCAAACGCTATGTCACAGGACTAAACGAGTTTGCTCCTGAAATAAAGCAGTTAAACGATGATGATCGCGAGGCTGTTGTAAAGCAGATTCGTATGACAGTATCGCAGCTTGAAAAAGAACTAGCAGCAAACATTATTGATCCAGATGACAAAGATTTCTGGAATAAAGTAAGGTTGCTGCGTCCGGACAACGATGAGTTTTGGGGAAAAATTGTGATGCGTTTTGGTAATGAACCAATTTTTCTTGACGCTTCTTCAGATCCTTATGACTTGATTAAACTTAAAGCTATTGAAGCAGGAGGTTTTTCTGTTGTCGCTAAAAGTCTGGAAGAGGCACGTTCTTCAGCAATTCCTTTTAAGTTTTATCTTGATCGCTACGAAGAGACTGCTTCTATCCGCACTGAGGTCAAAAAGATGCGCAACAAAGCTTTGGCAGAATTGCAAAAACTGTTTGACAAAAACTCTAATAAGTTGTTTTACGTGTGCAAGGTTGTGGATCCTAACTCTACACAGTATAAAAAATCTACGCCACTTGACATTTTGTATGACAACATGGACAAATACATCAACGGAGAAACAGTTGACAAGGATAAGCGCAAAACAGCACAGCGTTTCTTAGAAGTTGTTTCTTTGGACATGGAGACGTTGAAATTGCGGTCTATGGTCAAAGATGCAAACTTTTATAAAGTAATTGCTACACGTGGTGATGGTTTTATCTATCACATGAGGAGTGGTTCAATGCTGGGTAAAAATGCTTCTGATGTAGTTGAATACTTGAAGAATCCACTCAATGAGGAAATCCTCACCGACATTACCAAAAATGTTGAAAAACTCTGGAACGCTTAAACAGTGCCCTACTGAGAAATGAACAACAATCTATTACAGATAAAGATTAAGCAGCGGCTGAACAAGCTTGCTTCTCTGGACTATGACAACATTGAGTGTTGGCAGATTGCTGAAGCATTTAATAAGGCTCAGATAGAGTGGGTGCGACGTCAGTTGCAAGGTAACAATCTCAGAAAACAAGGTGATGAATCTACCATTATGCTGATAGATGACTTACAAACACTTTTGACAGAATTTCCTATGACTGGTACAAACCAGAATTTGCATTTTGAAACAACTACTCTTCCATCTAATTACTTGCATTTCAAGTCGTTAGTAGTTGATAGTAGAACAGAATGTTGTCCTGATACTATGATGACTTGCTATTTGGTAGCGGTTGCAGATGTTAGTTCTTTGCTTTCAGATCCATTTAGAAAACCTAGTGCAGATTGGGGTGAAACTTTTGTAACGATGCAAGGTAATCGTTTGAGAATCTATCATAATGATGAGTTTCAAGTGATTAACCCACGTCTTACATACTATAGGTTTCCTACTCCTGTAAGTTTTCTAAATTGTGTAAATCCTGCTACAGGTGCTGTTACTGCAAATGTGGAGTCAGAACTTAAAGATGATATTGTTGAGATGATCATTGACGAAGCAGCTTCTATTTTGGCCGGTGACACAGAACTTTTTAATCAGTACCAACGTACTAAAACCAACGCTCAAACAAACAACTAATGGAAACATCTTTAAGTACTTACCGACTTAAACGTCCTATGACAACTCCTGTTGCTGATAGTTTGGAGGGAAAAACTGCAGCTCTTGTGTCAGAATTGATGAATGCTGCTGTATCTACTCACAAACTTCATTTGAAGGTTACTGGACTTGGTTCATTTGCTGCTCATACTGCACTTGGTTCTTTTTATGAAGGACTTCCAGGGATGGTTGATAGCATTGCTGAAGGTTTTCAAGGCGCACGTGAAATACTTCTTGATTGTTCTTCAGAAAAATCACCAAGGTCTTTGTATTCTGTAGAAGATTGTGTAAATTATATGAGAGAGCTATATACAATGGTTAATGAGTTACAGACAGTAATGCCTTACTCAGAAATTGTAAATGATCTTGATTTAATTAAGAGTCTGATCAATTCAACTAAGTATAAACTCTTGTTCTTACAATAAACAACCCTTTAACCCTTTTTTTCTTTTAACCCTTAATTTTTAACAAAATGGCTTATTTTCCCCACGCATTTCAAAAAATGCTTGTTGGAACCGCTGGTTTCAACACTACTCCCGGCACTACTCTTACGTTGACTGCTGGCCAAATTGGCGTTGTCAGAGCTTCTGACCACCAAATTCAAAACCTTGGAGGTACTCCCACCTACACAGGTAGTTCAGGCAATCCACTTTTTTATCTTGCTCAGGGTAGTTTTCACACTACCGACAAGATTGGTCCTTTCCATGGTGGATACAAAGAGACTGTAAAGTCAAAAGGCATCAACCCAAAGTACGTCAGTGCTTTTTACGTTACTGAGCCTGCTGCACCTGTCAATGAGGTTCTTGGTGTGTCTGTTCTTAATTGTACAAGTATTGCCTGTAACACCACCTATCGTCTGCGTCTTGACGTAAAAGGTTCACCTGCACTGCGTTTTCTGACTCATAACTTGTATCAGACGCTTGATGCAAAAACTCCTTGCTGTGATTCAAGCAACAACAACGCAGATCCTGTAGGTGTACTGCTTCAGTGGAAAGACCAGATCAACGAGTCTCCCATTATGAAAGAGTTTGTCAATGCAAAAGTTTTCAACTTTAAAGTTGGAGGTTTTGCTGCCGCTGCTACTACTAACAGCACTACATTGACCATTGACACTACATCTGGCTCAGGTGGAACTACTCCTGCAGGACTTGCTGCCGGTCAGATGATCACTGGTACTGGTATCCCACAAAATACCTTTATTACTGGTGTTTCTGGTGGTACACTGACCTTGAGCAAAGCTGCTACAGTCGCTGGTGATACTGTTGCTTTGAAAGTATACGAGGAAGTTTTGACTTCTAGTTACACTCTTGAAACAGGTGCTTCTCTTCCTGATACCAATGACGCAATGTTGGTTTTGACTGGTGCCTATGTTGACACTACATTTGGCAACTGCTCTTTCTCTCCAATGGATCATTATGAACTTGAGCCTATTCAAATTTATGCTGCTGTTGTAGACACTGAAGGTGATCCTTGTCAAACTTCTTGTTTTACTGTCACTGAATTGCAGACTGCATATCAAGGCAAAGGTTTTGGTGAAACATTGATTCGTGAACTTATTCTTTCTAAGCGTTATGCTCAGGAGCCATTCCAAACTGATCCACGCATGCGTGAAGTATTGGATGACACCACATTGTCTGATTTGAGCCGCAGTACTCGTTACTTTGCGTATCACATTTTGCACAGTGTACCTCGCACGAGCAACCCATCTGGAACGATGGATGCTGACCAGTATTTGGTAAAGATTGTTGTGTCTGCTCGGAGCACTCCTTTTGAGACTTACATGAACGCTTTGCTAACTAGCGCCGGTAATCACGTACAACTTGCAGTACAGCTTTAAGGCTTACAAACAATTGTAATTGCAAAAAGGAGGCGAAGGGTCAATTCTCTTCCCTCCTTTTTTGCTTTTACCCTAAAAATTTTGTAAATTCTAATGTAGAGGTTTTATTATGGCAACTATCAGACACACACTTGCGCTAGACATTCCTGACACAGCATGTGATACTATTCTTCGCATCTGGGATGCATCTGTGTATGCTCAGGGTCTAGATGTAGATTGTCCACGATTGGACATATGGCTTCCAGGTTTTTTGGTACCAAAATACTACACCGATCTACAAGCTGATTTTGTCAAAAACCTTAACGCTATAGACTTGGGGTTACAACATCCTTTGTCAGACACACCTGTGAGTCTTCCAGATGGTCTTTACAAAATTCGTTACAGTGTTTCACCAAATGACAAAGTATTTGTAGAATACTATCACTTGAGGACAACAAACATTGTAAACATGTATCACCAGGAAATTTGTAAGGTTCAGCTTGAACCTTGTGAACCTGGTCCAGAGCAGCATCAAAAACTTCATGATCTGCGTTATATTAAAATGTATATTGATGCAGCTAAGGCAAAAGCAGAGTATTGTCATGCTCCTAAACAAGGTGTAGAAATGCTTGCGTATGCTGAAAAACTTTTAAGATCATACATGACAGGTGCGTGTGTATCATGTCATAACTAATAACCAATACTAAAATGTGTCCAAACTGTCAAAGTAAACTTAACTGTTCTTGTGAGTTAAAGACCGCGTCAAATGGAGCTCAAGTATGCTCAAATTGCATTACAGCCTATGAACAAGGTCTTAAGCAAATTGAGAATAAAACTTCCTTAGATGGGTTGCAAAGTTTTTATCCTTTTAAGAAAACATCCTGATGAACTCAGCAGCTGTCAGTATTAATAAACTATTTGCGGATGCTGTTTACACGGCGTACAAAAAAAAGCGTTACGGCATTAAAAAATGCAAAGTGACGTATAGTGCTGATATGCTTAGTGATCTTAAAGAGATACATGAAAGAGCATTAGAAATGAAATCTTGCAATAGAGTCTTTTGTTGTGGGTTGTCTACTATTGAAGAAAAAATCAATACACTGTAATGATACCTGTTAATAGCAATACTAGTATAAACGCAAAGGATGCATGCATACCTGTGGCATCTACATGCGTTATTTGGAATGGTCCAGACATTCCTTGCATTAATGTTTGCCAAGGAGATTCTATTGACAGTGTTGTGCATCAACTTGCAGAGTTGCTTTGTGAAAGCACGATAGGTGTAATTGATGTGACATCTCTTGATTTCAAATGCATAGTTGATCAAAGCTCACAAACTCCTAATACACTTTTGGAAGTATTGCAAGAGTTGATTAATAAGGTTTGTAATATTGAAGATAACTGTTGTGGTGGTACAACAACTTCTTCTCCTGCTAGTCCAATAGCATTGCCTGCATGTCTTTACTTTACGCAAAATGGAGATCAGATAACTCAGTTACTTCCAAATGCTTACAGTGCATATCTTGCAGATAGAATTTGTACAATTCTCACTACAATTGCAAGTGTGCAGTCAGCGCTTACCTCTTTAACCACAAGAGTTACAACTGTTGAAAACACACTTGAAGAATTAAGTGAAGCTACACCTCCTACAATTACTGTCACTACACAATGTGCTAGTGGTACTTCGTATGGTCTTACACTTCCGATCGCAACAGCATTTTCTAACTTTGAACAAAAATTTTGTCAATTACAGTCTTTGCTAGGAAGTCTTGCTTCACTAACAGCTGCTATTAACAAAGAGTGCCCAGATCTTGACCAAGCGTCTCAGTTGTGCGATCAAGAATTATTGATGTCTGCTTTGCCAGGTTGGGTTGCAACACCGGTTACAGTTTCAGATTCTCTCAATAACCTGTGGCTTACCATTTGCGACATGCGTTGTGCAGTGCAAAGTTTAATTGTAACCGGAGTAACTGAGTGCGTAACTATTGCTCCAAGCAATGTACAAATAACTACTCTTACTTCAACAGGGTGTACTGTTACTTGGAATCATCCTTTAACAGGGCCTTATGAAGATCCTATGGCATATGTAGTTACAATTACAGAGTGGAATGGTATTGCAAAAGTAGGTAGCCCTGTTGCAACAGCTACAGTAAATCATCCAGCAACAAGTCATGTTTTTACAAATGTTGGAAACACTTCCAAGTTTTATATTGCTGAAGTACATGCCGTTTACACTTGTGGCAATTCAGAAAATGGTTACGCTATTGGACCGGTTAGATTAAACTCCATTTTGTATAGGTTGGGTGTTGCTGATCAAACTACAACAGCTCAGATAACATATCCTTGTAATAATGAGAATCTTCCTGCTACTCAACGTGCAGCTGTTATTACACTTTATAGTCCTGCAACAGGACAAGTTGTTGTAAACACTGGTCCTGCAATTACTGCTGTGCTAAGATTTGCTGTTACTGGTAATTGCCCAAGTCCTGCTACAGATGACGTTTCAATTATAATTCCTACAGGTCAATCTTCTGGCACATACACGTATGTGGGAGAACGCTTTAAAGAATGCACAAGTAATCATTGTACTCCAGAACTAAAAACATTTTCGTGTGTAGTGTCTTTGAGTTCTACATCAGTAGTACTAAACCCATCTGTTACTTCCTGTTAACATATTTTGTAAATAAATAAACAATGTCTAATAATCAAAATTGTCAACCTTGCCAGCAACAGCTGCCGCCTGTAGATATTCCATTACCACCTGCATGTGTTGGTGAAGCGTGTCCTGAAGTAATTACTGGACCTTGTGTAAGATACACTGGTCCAAATATTCCCTGTATAAATGTTACTACAGGTATGGATTTTAACCAAATTTTGCAACTTCTTGCTACAAAAATATGTCAGTGTTGTGATGGACAACTTCCAACAAGTTGTTTGGCAGCCACAAATCTTACAGCAACTCCTCAATAATTTTAATAATGGCAACAATTAATCTTAGTTGGACACCTGCATCAGGTGCAAATGTTACAGGCCAGCTTGTTCAAAGAAAAACTTCTAGTACTAGTTTTTCTACAATTGCAACTCTCAATGCTACGGCAAGCAGTTACAGTGATACTACAGCAGTCAATAATACGGTTTATCTGTATCAAATTGTTACACAGTGTGCTGTTGGTGGTCCGACAGACGGAGCTGATGTTTGTGCAGCAAAACTGGTGTGTCCTACAATTACAACTTCCATTACGTTAGATGATGTGACTTTTACGTTACCGGCCATTGGTGGACAAGATGTAATATATACAACTGTCCAAATCTTTGCGCCAGGTTTAGTAAGTGCACATTTAGAAAACGTTAACACAGCGGGTCCTTATACATTTACAAGAGATCTTGAATGGGATACAACTTATACGTATACTGCTACAATTCAGGCTGTAGGTTGTACTCAAACATTGACATGCAATGGTTCTTTTACCATTCCAGCTCAACCAGCTTGCGCAGCTGTTACAAATCTTGTAGCCACAGTTTCTTAAACATAAAACGATATGCCACAGTTAAATATAAATTTCACCAAGGGAACAGGTGCAGTTGATTTTCAAGTTTGTCATAAACCTGATACATCACCCACATGGATTTGTCAGACATATCCTGCTAGTGTTACTCTTCCAATTGTAATTACTCAAGGAATTGTGTGTGGTACTAGTTATGATGTTAAGGTAAAAAAAATATGTGCTACAAACGAATCTACTGAAGTCCCAGCGCTTGCCTATAAAGTTGAGTGTGCTCCTTAAGTTGCACATTTTATTTAGATATTCATTGCACTGGTTTGTTGGTTTTCCAGTAATATGATGAAGGAGCCCCTGGTCAAAAGCCAGGGGTCTTCTTTTTTTGATAATGTCAAAACGACCTATTTTTACAAAAAATACTGTAGTTTTGTAAAGTTTGCTAACTTAAACCCTATTCTATGAACATCATTGAAGCAGTCTATAACAGTCTAAAACGCAAAAGATCAGCTGATACAGAAGCTGAACGCTTGGGTATTCCTTTAAGCCAGTACCAAAAGATTAGAGCAGAAATCATTTCTGTTGTCAACAATGTAGGTCAACAGATGGATGACATTATGTTGAAAATGGTGCAAAACAAGCTATCCGGCGTTAAATCAGAGCTTTCTGTAGAAGAACAGCTTTACGAAATGGAGGAGCAGTTGGGGATTACAGGTGATATGCGATATCATAAAGCTGAAGTCAAGTCTAACTCTGTGGTAGAAGTACATGAGGATTTAGAAAGTGGCACTTCTAAGATTACTGGCATCTTTGCTACAGAACCTCGCAGTGCAGAGGAAATTATTGAGATTCTTAAAATAGACACTACTAAATGGAAGTTATCGCAATATTGGAATAAAGAAAAAGGTACCAAGTGGTTGGTTTCAGCGCTTGTGACCAGAATCCCCCAGGCAGAGCAAGTTCAGCATAACTTCTTAGAACTGCTCTCAGAATACAAACTACCTCAGTTTGAACCTATTGACCCCGCAGCTTTCTGGATTAACGCTACGTCGTCAGAAAAAGTTTGCGGGGTTCTTTCTTTACAAGATCTACATTTTGGCAAGGTTGGTAACGGTGATATGGGTGATATCTTAAAAAACTCTATTGATTACCTTGTTGCCAAGGGTTTTAAAAATTATACGATGGAAAAGGTTATCATGATCATTGGTCCTGATACACTTAATATGGACACCTTTTCTGGAACTACTACCAAAGGCACACCGGTTGAAAACTCAGAAATGGCCACAGAAGCATACTTAAAAGCTTTTGATGCGCTGGCATGGACGATTTCTCATGTTAAACAATTTTGTGATAATCTTGAGGTGGTCTTTATCTCAGGAAATCACGATCGTCTTTCTTCCTTTCACCTGTTGCACGCGCTTTCACAGACTTTTAGAAAGTGGCCTAATACAGTCTTCAATATTGATTATGCAGAACGAAAGGTTATTACTTACGGGGACAACATGCTTTGTTTTGAGCATGGGGACGTAACAGCTAAAAATAACCCATTGGTCTATGCTGTGGAGTATCCTCAGCAGTGGGGTGCTTCTAAGCATCGCATGCTTTACACCGGACACTACCATGGGCGTAAGACTAAAGAATTTGTGACTGAAAATGAAGAAAATGGGTTTGTTTCCAGGATTATACCTGCACTGACAAACTCAGACTATTATCACTATCACAACAAGTTTGTAGGTAACAAGCGATCGGCGTTATTGCACCTGCATGAAGCTAAGAAGGGTTTGATATCCGAATTTGTTTATAGTGTCTAATTTATGCACCAACATGCACAAAATGTCCATTTTATTGCGTAAATTCTTATTGTAAGGCGACTATGAAAGATGCAAAAAAGCTTGACCTCCACGCGCCACGTTTCAGAAGAATTGCTGAAGGAACTCTTAACAGAGACTTCATAAAGATTATCAGGGAAAACCTCCCAGCTGCCAAGCACTTAACTGCTGCTGAAATTAAAGAGATTATCAGCACTTTTAATGGAGTCATGTGGCAGATGGTAATTGAGAAACGTGATGGTGTGGAAATTCCAGAGCAGATAGGGCACCTTTTCATAGGAACTTGTCCCCCTAAGAAACATAAGAATGTAGATTACAAAACTACACTTGAGTACATGAAGGTTATTCAGCACCGCAATTGGGAGAGTGACCAGCATTTAGCCAAGATATTCTTTACTACTTATGGGACCAAGTATCGTTTTAAGAATAACGAACTCTATGGCTTTGTACCTACCAGAGATTTCAAGCGTACTGTGGGAAAAACCTATCCAGAAAAATGGAAACAGTATGTGCAAGTAGATCCTAACATGAAAATGGCAGGTCTTTATCGTTCCTTGCAATATCACATGGATAGACAAGAGTTAGCTAAAGAGCAGGTTGATACATACAACGAGTTTGAATTTTAAGAAAAATGATTACTATATCAGAAGCTGTATCTAGAATACGCAACCTTATAAAGGCTGTAAAGCAAGACGCTTTTATGACCGACAGGTTTTTGTATTCGTTGATCATGAAGCATGCAAAACTTTTAATGCGTCGCCAGGATAACCTGAACCGCATTATGAAGTTTAACTCTGTATTTCAAGTGCTTGACTTTGTTGAACTTATAGAAGTTGACCGGGCTCAATCTGATTGTCATTGTATTACATCAGACTGTTACATCAAACGCACCAAAGAAAAGCTTCCAGCAATGATCGAAGGTTACTATGGACCTTTGATTAGGTCAGTGACTTCTATTGATTTTTCTGAGGAACTCACTCCTACTTTTCCTACTACTTATGAGCAGATGAGTCGCCAAAAAACCTTTAAGTACAACAAAAAGAAGTACTACTGGTTTCTTAATGGGTATCTCTACTTTCCAAATCTTGAGTGGGACGCAATACGTATAGAAGGTGTATTTGAAGGTAATATTAGCAAGTATAATTGTACAACTTCTGACGATTGTACCTCAATTCAGGATAAGACTATCAATGTTCCTGAATTTTTGTTTTCAGAAATTGAACAACTTGTTTTGAGAGACCTTGGAGTAATGCTTCAAATACCTCAAGATACTCAGCAAGATAACAGACACTCGGCACGATAAACAAGTTAAGCAATGATGACAGAGGTACAATATAGAAATTTTGACGATCTTCTTGATAGTGTCAAAATTGACTTGCGTGGTTTTGACCTTGAGGGAATGATTGATGCTCAACAACTGTTAAAAGTTGCTATAAGGGTAAATTATGAACTTGGTCTTAAAGTTAATCTTTCGCGTTCTAAAGCAATTGAAATACATAAAGGCAAGGGTAAACTACCTAATGATTTTTATGTGCTCAATTTTGCACTGCTTTGCGAAGGTCGTAATGTTCATGATTTAGAACATCCTAATAAGACAAAAACTTATACGGAAGGATTGTTGGAAGGTGCTGCAATGGGTCAAGAAGCTGCATTTTATGCACTTGGAAACGTGGTTCAGCAGCAGACTATTATACAGACTCTTACACCTGGCGTAAACAATATCAATCACAGTTTAGACTCTCAGAATCTTATTGTTCAGGCGATTGGTCCTGATGACACTCTGCTTTCTTTTAATTTACTTACGCCAACAACATCGTTGCTTCAAATTATATCTGACGCTCCTGTAAACATTACTAATGCCAAGATTATTATCATGGCGTCAAGACCTGTTTTTTCAGGAGTTAATTCTGCAGTTATTGAACAGGACCAAGATGGAAATCACATTATGGCATACAATACGCCAGGAAGGCGTTATACCTACAATGTGCTTACACCAATGCGCATACAGAAATCCAAAAGTGTATCACCAGACTGCATTAATCTCAATAGTAATGACTGGCACACAGCTGTTATAAAGAATGGGTTTTTGGTCACCAATTTTGATGAAGGAGTCGTCTATGTAAACTATCAGTCTTTAATGGAAGACGATGAGGGAAATCTTATGGTAATGGATCATCCAATTGTCAATGAATTTTATGAATATGCACTAAAGCAACGCATTTATGAAAATTTATACATGAGTGGTGAAAATGTGGCAAATTTTATGCAATTAGTAGAGCAAAGACTCAGGGCTGCAAGAAACAATGCGTTGTCATTTATTAACACTCCAGATTTTAGAGAGCTTCAGCAAGTGTGGGAAATGAACCGCAAGGCTCAATACCATAAGTACTACAACATGTTTAAAAGTTAATACAATGGCTAGTAAGATATTTAAACGCAAGATACCTGTTTCAATTTATAGCAGGCATGCAATGCTATGTGTAGTAAAAAACATGGAAGACATGCAGATTGAACTTGATAAGAAGTGCAGCGGCATGATAGATGTCATGGACGCAGATGGTGTTGTTTTTGAGTTGTTTACTTCCAAAGGACATGAGTATTACATAGTCCTTGTTGAAGAACAACTTTCTCACAATCTTATTGCCCACGAAGTGTTTCATCTTGCTGTTAAGATGACATCTGACATTGAAATAAAAGATGAAGAATCTACAGCATGGCTTATAGGATATCTTACAGAAGAGGTGTACAAGGTGTTGAAATCTAAGAACTACAACATCAAAGAACAATGAGCGAAAATTTTAGCAAAAGCAGTGTAACTGAGACCAATAGCTTTCACAAAGGCATGGTCAAAGACTATACTGACATTTATATGTCAGAAGGAGTTTGGCTTAATGCTGTAAATGCTATTAACAATTCTCATTATGGAGAGTCGGGTTCTATTGGAAATGAACCTTCTAACCAGATTTGCGTTACAGTTCCTTACACAATCCTTGGCTTTGCGCATATTTCTCAGACGCGGTGGGTAATTTTATCTGGTAATGACACTGCTTCAGAAATAGGCATCTTTGATGAGAGCAACTGTACTTACACTCTTGTAGTGAACGACCCATGTTTGGGTTTTAAAAAAACACACCTAATATCTGCAGTAGTCAAAGGCAACTATGACGGCACTGATTCTGTATATTTTGCAGACAATTTAAACCCTGATCGTGTTCTGAATCTTGACAGGGTGCCATATAAAGTAATAGGAGATGCAAATTCTGATCCTAATTGTTATGAGCCACTCTATTCAGAAGAGTTAGATTGTGACGCGTTAAGACTTCATCCTTTGGTTACACAACCTTGTGTGAAGGTTAGTAAAGCACAGGGTGCAGGTCAGCTAAACAATGGTAGTTACATTGCATGTGTAGCTTATTCTGAAAATGGAGTACGTCTTACAGACTATTCTATTCCTAGTAATCCACAAGCTATTTGGGATCACTCAGGCATTGGTGGTTCTATTGATATTTCAGTTACAAATCTTGATCAAAATTTTGATGAGTACGAACTTGTAGTAATAGCTGTTATTAATCAACAGACTATTGCTAAAAAGATTGGATACTACTCTATACGACAAAGCAAAGTTACACTTGATTTATTTTTGCAAAGTCTTCCTACAATTGACATTGCTCAGATACCACTTAAATCTGTGGTATATGAAAAGAGTGAAAAAATGTTTGAGGTAAATGATTACCTTATTAGAACCGGTGTCACCACACAACCATATTTTAACTATCAGCCTTTAGCAAATCAAATTAGAGCTTCATGGGTAGCTGCTGAGTATCCTGCTGACTACTATTGGGGTGGTGGAAACACAGTTGGTTACATGCGTGATGAAGTGTACCCATTTTTTATACGTTGGATATACAGAACTGGTGCGCGTTCTGCATCTTTTCATATTCCAGGACGTGCTTCCAATTCAGTAGATACCACTACTGTTTCTGGTCCAGACTTGCTTACATCTTCTCAAAATAAAGCTTGGCAGGTGTATGATACTTCTACCAAGTACAACGCAACTGGTACTACACCTGATGGAGGCGTCATTATTGCCAAAGGTGATATGTCATACTGGGAGTCTACAGAACGTTATCCTGATGATAAAGAACCTGTTTGGGACACATTGTGTGGTAAACCCATTAGGCATCACAAAATGCCTTCTAATGAAACTATTCACATTCACAACCAAGGAGGTACAAAAATTATTATTCTCGGTGTTGAATTTTCCAATATTGCTCATCCTGTAAATGAAAATAATCAACCAATACCAGACATTATTGGTTATGAGATACTGAGAGGTTCGCGTGAGGGCAACCGCACCATTGTTGCAAAAGGTTTGTTCAACAACATGCTGGAGTATAATCTTGCCGGTAACAATTCAAGAAAAGGTCTCATTCAGAATTATCCTTACAATGATTTGCGTCCAGATAACTTTTTGACAGACGACTATTCTGTTTTGGATAGCGGTACCGCTAATCCTGGCACTATTGAGTCAGCTTCAAAACTTTCTAACTATAAGAGAGATATTTTTTCTTTTCACTCTGTTGAAACAAACTTTGTGAAACCTTACTTAGGTGGAAATCATATCAAACTTTACACAGAAGAGAGAGGTACAGTAACAGGTCGCTATGAATTCCCTGACAAGCACCCAAAACATGTTTTGCTTTCAGATGGTGCTTTTGCTATTGCAGCAGTTGTTGGAGCGGGTATTGCACTGATAAATGCTCTTGGCAAAACAACTTATTCAGGTGAACTTGGTGGAATAGGTGTAACTACCGCATCTTCAACAGAGTCTGGAAGTGCTACAGTATTACCTGCAATTATTGCAGGAGCATTTCAAAATCCTGTTAGCATTGGTGTTAATGCAGCTGGTGTTGCTGTTTTAGCAACAAGTAGTCTTTATTATTTTGGTCAAGGTATTGATCAGGTATTGGAAGTTTTAAGAAATATTTCTAAAGAACGTCAATACATGCTTCAGTATAATTCCCATGGATTTTACTCTACCTTTTCTAATGTGAGTAATAGTTCTGTGCCAGGAGGATTGCAGAAGTCTATTAGACGTCAAATTATACCATCATCTGCTAAATACATAGGGTCAGGTTTACATGACTTTGACGCAACACACAGGATTAATAATCTTAATCGCAACAAGTATGTGGCGTTAAAACTGTCTTCAACTGTGTCGGATCCTGTAACCGGGCAAGACAATACAAAACACAGAATCAAAGATGGTGGTGTCACTTATAGTGACCCTTTAAAAAATGAAATTACTACAACTACTGTTGCATATTATGGTGCTATAAAGGTTGACTTTCAAAATCAGTATGGTCAGTTAAGCTCAGTTGTTCAACTTCCTACGGGATCGTGTGTGTTTTTAACTTCTAGTGAAACAGAGCAAAGATTTACATCGGGTCCAATTTTTGGTGGAGATGTGTATATAAATCGTTACACAGAAAAGAATCCTTACATGTTCTTTAACACCTGGATGTATGACATGCCAAACAGGACTGAGTATGATTATCGCAACTATGTTAATGGTCCTGCACCACGTTATTGGGTTAATTTTGAAAAGTATGATGCACAGGACTTTAACATAAGCATTTTTCCAAATGGTGTATTTACGTCACCAATAATTGACCTTAATACTCCAAGTGATTTTCATCGCTTAGATCGTCCAAGTTCTATAACAGGGGTTTTGACAGTAAGAAATAGTTATGCGTATTTGTTTCACAATGGCGTAAGAGATTTCTTTACAGAAAGTGAATTGAACATGGCGTATCGCGACTATGGTCAAGAATCTTATGAAAAGTTCTACGATGTTTATGGAAACTCCTTTAATGATTTGAGCACAATGTTCAGATCTGATCTTATTACAAAACCAATCTTTTTTAAGTATGACTTATCTCTCAGTGCATCAAAACTTTTCAACAACTTTGCATCCTGGGCTTCTATACTCCCCCGCGACTACGACCCTAGATTATACACCACACAGTTTGAATATTACCCTAATAGAGGAATATACTCCCTCCAACAACAGTCTGGACTTAGACGAGATAATTGGAGAAATTATCTTGCGCTTAACTACAAAGACTTCTCAGGAAAGATAAGCACAATTAAGAATCTTAATGCTACAGGCGCTATGATTCTTTTTGAAGATGCTGAACCTGTAATGTTTGTAGGTGTAGATCAGCTTCAGACAACCGGTGGTGTCAAACTGACTATTGGTGATGGAGGTCTGTTTCAAGGAAACATGCAAGCTCTTGTCAATGCAGATGACACTATTGGTTATGCAAGTAGCATATCATCTAGAGCAGCAGTCAATACACCTCACGGTTTATTTTTTGTTTCACAGCAGTCTGGTAAGATTATGCAGTATGCTGGAGGAATTACTGAGATTTCACGCAATGGTATGAAATTTTGGTTTAATGAAAATCTTCCAAGCAAGTTTTTAAAAGTATATCCTGAGTATCCATATTATGACAATCCAGTTGTTGGAATTGGCGTACAGGCAATTTATGATTCACAGTATGAGATTGTGTATTTCACTAAGCGTGACTATGCACCATTGAGAAACGATCTTCTTTTTGATGATCCATCAGGAGTTCCCTATTACGTTACAATATCAGGCTCACCTAACAACCCTGTTACTACAAAGACTTTTTGCAGTTTTGACAATCCGGCTGTTTTTAAACCTTGTCATTGGACAATAAGTTATGATCCTAAAAACAAACAATGGATAAGTTTTCATGATTGGAAACCAACATTGCTGATGCCTTCTTTCAGACACTTTCTTTCAATAAAAGAAAATGCTATTTGGAGGCACAATGACCGGTGGGATAGTTATTGTAACTACTATGGTACAAACTATGCATGGGAAATTGAATATCCTGTGATAACTCCAAATGCCGTTACCACACTTAGAAGTGTAGAATACACCTTGGATGTTTACAAGTTTTACAATGACGGAAAAGATTTTCATCATATTCTTGACGAAAATTTTGACAGGGCTGTATTGTATAACTCTGAGCAAATATCAGGACTTCTTAAATTAAGAATTAAAGGCAAGAATGCTCCTTTAGAATTGGTCAACTATCCACAAGTTTCTACAAGCGGTATAGAGATTTTATTTTCAAAAGAAGAAAACAAGTATAGGTTTAATCAGTTTTGGGATGTCACAAAAGATCGCGGTGAATTTACAACTGCGCGTGAACCAATGTGGAATACAGAATGTGCTGGTGTTCAGAAGATTATTAACCCTGACTACATTGATTACTTTAAGTCACCACTTGAACGTAAGAAGTTTCGTCACTATGGCAACAATATCATCCTGCGCAAAAACGTCAGTGGTGACAAAAAGATGGTATTAAAACTCACAAATAGCAAGCACATCAACAGCTCAAGGTGATGAAAAATAGCAAGGATGTACTTATGAAGTTTATATCCACTCAAGGGTATAAGCGCAATAGTCCTGATGTTAACAGGCCACTAAATGTTATTCCTTCTGGTAGAATAACCATGCAGGATGTTGACTTTCCTGTGAAAGGTGTTGATAACTTGGGTAATGAAATGTTTATGATGCCTGGGGGAGAGTATTTTTTTCCAGGCGATTATGTTGTAGAAACACCTATGATGCAACGTGGTGGCCAGTTTACTATGGAAGATCTTAGACAAAGAGCTTTGTCACAATCTGCGCCAATAGTAGACAACACTAGGATTGTTTCTCAAAAACGTATTGCAAAACAAAAAGCAGAAAATCCTACTGACATATTTCCTTTTTTTAAAAATGTTTCCACAGAGACAGTTATTGATCAAATACCATACGGAAGTGTTATGATGGGTGCCAAAGCGCTGAATCAAGGAAGACCTTGGACAGCACTAAGTGAGTTTGCAAAAGTTCCTTTGGGATGGATTGGAGATGCTGGTATAAATGCACTTCAAGAAAATCCTACAAAATATAGTATTAATGCATTAGAAGATAGACTGATACCTTTTGTCAGACTGGTTAAAGGTGCAAATTTTGGAACAGGTGAGTCTATTGCTACTCAGGTAGGCAAACAAATTATGTCAAGTGGTGAAAAACCTGACTCAAAATGGTATGCACGTAGTTTTAACTTGCCAGGACTTTATGACGCTGCAAAAACTTATGGCGTAGACAACAACACTTTTACAAAATTTGTTGAAGACAATTGGGAAAATGCAGGTGGTGACTACAATCAAATACTTGAGTTAGCTAAAACAAAGTTAGTTAAAAAACAAAGTGGTGGTAAGCATGGTGGCTTAGATAGATGGTTTGCTGAAAAATGGGTAGATGTCAAAACAGGTAAAGAGTGTGGAAGACAAGAAGGTGAAAAGCGCGCGGGTTATCCTGCATGCAGACCTTCAAAACGCATTTCAGAAGACACACCCAAAACAACGTCTGAACTAAGCAGTGCAGAAAAAGAAAAGTTTAAGCGTTCTAAAACTTCAAGTGAAAGAATCTCTTATCAGCATAAGCGTAAGCAGAATGGTGGAGAGTGGCTTGACAAGTACGAGAACACAAAGGAAAACAGACAGAAGGTTGACCAACTTTTTGGTCCACCTGCTGCCGGCAACGTAGACTATGTTCCCGCAGTAGAATCTGTAGTAGGAGGTTTTTCAGCAGGTCTTGCAAAAAGTGCATTAGCACCTGTTGTAAAGTCAAACTTACAAACTCTCCGTAAGTATATGGAGATGCAAGATAGTCCTTTTACAAAAATTGATCTTCCTACGCTTAATGAAGCAAAGAACTGGTTAAATAATTATGATGAAGGTGGCGCCACTTATACTGTAAAAAAAGGTGATACTTTGAGCAAAATTGCCGCTGAAAACAAAACTACAGTCAACAAAATTGTTCAGGCCAACAACATAAAGAATCCAAACATTATAGGCATTGACCAAAAACTTGTCATTCCTCAAGGTTCATCTGTAAACAATGCGCAAACAGGTAGTACTGAATATGTTGATTGGAGTGAAAAAAAGAAAAATCTTGACATGCTTAACAATTTACCTGATGAGCAACTAATAACAGGATTTTATAGCGACAAACCTGAACAAACATATCTTGTTGTAGACAAGAAAAACGCACAAATGAAAGTCTATAAAGGAGATAAGGTTGTGAAAACCTATGAAGTGGGTGTAGGTGCAAATCCTGGAGATGCTCAAACTGTAACAAAAGTAGTTAATGGTAAAGCTGATTGGAGTGCTGGCAACAAATCAACAGGAGCTGGTGCATACACTATCTCAAACATTGATCCCGCAAGTAAGGCATATTATGGCCTTCCGTCTTTTAATTTGAAAAACGACAGTGGCATAGAGGTTTCAACTACTATTCACGGAACACCTACAGGAAGAAGGTCAAGATTTGACAATGATAATGTGGAAGATAACAGAATGAGCTATGGTTGCATTAATGGAAAATGTTTTGATTTAAAAGATTTACAAAAGCATGTAGACATTGAGACACCTGTTTATGTTTTACCTGAAGATGAAGGAAATCGTTTTCAGATTGTAGATGGAAAACCTGTTCTTAAGGTATCTGCTCAAAATCGCGCCAAATACAATAGTTACGTTGATGCTGCAGGAAAAGTACAAAAAGGGCAAGGAGCAAATCAAAGTGTTAATACACTTTCATATAGTCCTATAAAAGCTGTTTTTGATGAAAAGAAATTTAAAGAAAAAGTATTTTCTTGGAATGATTTAAATGATGAAAAAGAATATCAGCAAACAACAAAACCTTTTTACAATGCTTTAGTAAAAAACAAACAAAGCATTATGAAAAATGCAAAAATTCCTTCAGATGTATATAATGAACTTGCGCAAATGGCATTTGGCATTTATGGTACAGAATCTAATTTTGGAGATACTCACAGTGCTGTTGGAAATATTGCAAGAGCTAGTGCTAAATTTATAGATTCTAAAAACTCAAGTTCGCCAGACTACAAGTCAAAAGCTACTACTTATGGTGCAAACGAAGAGTCTAGAAGTGTTGGTTTGACACAAATACGATGGAACTATTTGAATGAAGATGAAAAACAGGTTCTAAAGTCTTTAGGTATTACATCAAACATGGATTTTATGGATCCGGAAAAAGCAGCAATAGGAACTGTTGCATTGTTAGGTGTAAGATATAATCAGCAGTTAACAGATAATCAAAAACGCGATATTTGGTCACACTTGCCAAGTAAATGGAATAGACGTGGAAATTATGGCGATCGTGTAAAACAAAATGCAAGCTATCTTAATTTTAAAGAAGCTACTAATAAACGTCAAACAGGTGGTCAGACAAACTGGCTAGACAACTATAACGACTAAGATGAAAACACAATTTCTAAAAATAGCTGGTGTAAATTCTGAAAAAGAGTTTTACGAAAAGTATCCTACTGAAGCGTCATTCTTTGCAGCATATCCTGAAGCAAACATGATGAAGGATGGTGGCAATGTGCCCACCAATCCAGAATTGTGGAGCAGAGCAAAAGCTGCTGCAAAACAAAAGTACGATGTGTACCCTTCAGCCTACGCGAATGGTTTTGCTGCCAAGTGGTACAAAGAGCGTGGTGGTGGATGGCGCAAAGCAGAAATGGGTGGTTGCATGGAATGCGGTGGACAGATGTCTCAAGGTGGTCCTATTGCAGAATACAGTGTAAACCCAATGGAGATGTTTTACCAGGAGGGTGGAGAAAATGACCAAATGTATCAGAGTGGTCAGGAACAACCTGACTTGAATGCTGCAATTGGTGAGATTTCAAAGATGATTATGCAGGGCGATGATCCTAACGAGATTTATGGCATGCTCATAGAAAACGGTGTGGAAGAAGACTATGCTCTAGACATCTTAGAAGAAGCCATGGAAGGTCTTGAAGAGACAGATATGGAAGAAGAAGATGTTCCTATGAACAATGATGAAATGCAGGAGTTTGAAGACCAAGAAGATCAAATGATGCAGGAGCAAATAGCAGAAGATGATGAAGAACTTTATTCTATAGATTCTGCAGAAAAAATGCGTAAGGGTGGTTCTATCAAAATTAATCCTGCTAAAAAAGGCACTTTCAAAGCACAGGCTACTAGAATGGGTATGAGCGTACAGGAAGCTGCAGACTACATTTTGCGTCATAAAGAAAAGTACTCACCTGCTATGGTAAAGAAAGCAAACTTTGCTAAAAACTTTGCTAGAGAACTTGGTGGTGAAATTTATGATTTGACCCAGTATAAAGACGGCGGTGGTATTCCTCAGCGTTACCGTACTATGGGTTTCACAAGAGTAGGTGCTAAACGAAAGTCAACGCGTCCTGGTAAAAAGTGGATGGTGCTTGCAAAGAAAGGTGATCAGTACAAAGTGGTACATGGTGGTTGGAAGGGAATGAAAGATTTTACACAACATCGCAATCCTAAACGCAAAGAGCGTTTTTGGGATCGCATGGGTGGTAGAGATTCTTCAAAAGCAAAAGATCCATTTTCTCCATTGTATTGGCACAAGCGTTTTGGGACCTGGGCAGAGGGTGGTGCAATAACTGCAAATTATGAGAATACTCTTGCAAATCTTGCTCCAAATGCGTTGAACAAAAGTCTTATGACTGCAAATACGTTGGCTGATCCTCGCAACATGATGTGGGCATTGCCCAATAGAGGATTTTTAGGCACACTTAAAGGCATTGCTGGAGCTGCTGCGGGTCTTTCTGGTGCAGGGTTAGGTTACAGTAAACTACTTGGTGTAAACAATAATCCTTATAGTCAAACTGTAAAATATCAAGCAGGTGGTCAAAAAGCTAAAACATTTCAAGAATGGGCTGCAGAAAACCCTGTATTTAGACGTAATGATATTGCAGGTTATCAGAACTACTTAAATTCTTTTATAGGTTCTTTAAACATGAGTACTCCTGAAGGACAATCACCAAGAACAAGTTCTGTAACACCTATGACACCGTTGTCAGTTTCAGAAGTATCTAGACCTGCCGCACCGGCTCTTCAACCTATACTACCTCAAGTTGCGCCTCGTAACATGTTTAACCAACTTCAGAGAACTCCGTCAATAGTCGCTAATCCTTTGGCAAATGTTCCTGTAACGCCGCAATTATCTAAAATGCCGGTGCGTCAAGTTGTTCAGGTTCCAGTACCTGAACCACAGATTAAAACTGCAAATCCTTATTTGCAAACGCCACAGAACTTGCAAATGCCACAGGTTCTACAAACAACATATGGTGATCCGTTTGGACAACTTGCTGCTAATAATGCTATTGCGGGCTTGGGAATGTTAAATGATGTTCTTAGTGAACGTGATTATGCTAAAGAATATGAAGAGATGTTGCGTAGAACAGGAAATACTGACAACCGGTATAACGCATCAAATGCTGTTAATCCTTTTGGAAACTACACATTGAATGCTGGTCCTGGTAGTAATTTTGCGTTAATTGCTAACACACCTATTCAAGATTTTGGTACAAGTATGGCATCTGCAAAATACGGTGGAACAAAATTTTATGAAGAAGGTGGAGAATACTATCTTTCAGAAGATGAAATTGAAGCTATTTTGGCCAATGGTGGTCAGATAGAATACATAAACTAAACATTGTATTTTTAAGTCTTGCATGTTAGGAAAAACAGAATTAAATTCGTAAATTCTAAATGTAGGAGGTTTAAGGTCACACAAGTTTAAACTTCAGAAGTTTATTATGAAAAATATAAGGATAACAAAGTCACCTAAAACTGGAGACCAAAGAGATTACTCATTGGTACACAGGCAAGTACATTATATTGGTGAGGGTAATACCAATGCTCCTGTAAAAAATACTATGGGTGCAGTACCCATAGAAGAAGCAAATATTGAGGTAGAGGGTGGTGAAACAGTGGTGGGTGATGTTAATCGCGATGGATTTCTTGAGCATATGACTTTTGTAGGCAAACGTCATTCAAACGGAGGGATGCCTGTAAACATTCCTGAAGGATCATTTATTTTTTCAGATACTAAGAAACTCAAGATTAAAGATAAAGAGATTCTCAAAGAAGTATTTGGAATGGGTGGTAAAGCAGGAGGATACACACCTGCTGAAATTGCTAAGCGTTATCAGATTAACCAGTATATCCAGGATCTAAAAAACCCTGACGCTGACGCAATTACAAAGCGTTCTGCTACGCAGATGCTTGCTAACAATATGGAAAAGCTGGGTATGCTAGCTCTTGTACAAGAGTCTATGAAAGGTTTTCCTGATGGTGTTCCTGCAATTGCTGATTCAGTAATGGCAGGACTGCAACCAGAAGGTGAAGCTGAGATGTCAGATGCAAAGTATGGTGGTGTAAAAAAACTTCAAGAGGGTGGGTTTAATCTAAAGTATACTCCTCAAACTACTATTTACATTAACAATGTGCCTTTTACTTATCAAAAGCATGAAGATGCTGATTTTTGGGGTACAGGGGATATTGTAACTTTTAAATCAGAAGATGGTAGATATTACAAGACTAACTCAAAAGACCTTAAAAAAAGAATTGATTCAGGTAAACCTGTTGACTTGGGATATAAAGAAGGTCGTGTAAATCGTGCGTTTGTAACAAGTTCACAAGAAGGCAAAAGTTATTATGATTCAAATGAAGAAACAATAGCCGGTCAACGTTTTGCAAAAGGAAGTAAGTTTTATGCTGACGGAAAGCTTTATGAAGTTGAAGATCCTTTTGCAGCAAATGTAAGTTCTGCTCGAGGAACATACATGTCAAGTCCAACTACTGGAATATTTACAGAAGTAAGTCCTGGTAATAGTTACACACCTGCTGTTAAAGTTTTTGAAATTGACAAAAATGGAAAACGTGTAGGTACTGCTAAAAATTTAAGCAATGATTTTATTAGCAGATCTGTAAAAAACAATACATTTGATTTTGTAAGTATTGCAAATTCTGGTTCTCAAAATCAGGCGCCTGGTGCTGACGTTCCTGGAGGAACTACTAAAATTGAAGAACCCAAGTCTACTTCTGCTTCTGCAGTAACTAACACAAATACTCAAGCTACTGCACCTAAAAATACTGCAATCCCCGCATCTTCAGCACCTAAAACAAAAGTTGCTAAGCCCGCTGGCGTGTCAGATGCTGCATATGAAGCATTTAATTCTTTTAGAACAGGAGGTTTTGTATTGAATCAATATCAAGATGCTGGACAGACAGGTAGTACGACTACAACTGCTGCAAATCAGCCGGAAGTACAGAACACACCTAATCAACGCATTGATCCTAACCAAGAAATTGCAATGGGTCAGTACACAAAGGACGGTGAGACTTTTTATCGTTTTTACAAAGGTGACCAGAAATACATTAAAGATGTCAATGGAAAGATTATTATGTCTGGTACCAGAACAGACACGCAGTTTTCACAATATGGTTCTCAAAACATAAATCAGTTGCTTGCCAAAACACCCAATGTGCGTTACACTGAAACAAACTTTGGTTCTTTTGGTAATCAACCTAGAATGGGTAATACAGGGATATACATGTCTTCTGGTAATGCTGCAGCACGTAATAGTGGTAATCTTTCTGAAAAAGAATGGCAGGATTTTAAAGATCGCCATGGTGATTGGGTAGACAAAGAGTATGCTGGTGGTTTTGAGCAGTACAAAAAAGATTTGATTGCTGGTCAAGAAACCGGTGACAAAGCTGCAGGTTGGTTTCAGGATAAGATTAATGAAAAAAGCATGCAGCAATTTGGGGTTCCCTATTTTGCTGATGCAAGTAGTGCTAATAACTCACCTTACAAACGTGACAGTAAGTTTGGTCAAGTAACCTATTCTGTTCCGCGTTTTTTTGATGCACCTGTAGAGCAAGCTAATAAAGAAACTCCTAAAGAAGAACCTAAGAAACCAGTTAACATTGCTGTAGGAGAAGCCGCACCTGCACAACCTCGCAAACAAGGACCATGGTGGTTACAAGATATTGTAAACTTTACAGGAACACTTACTGATAGGGTAAACCGCTATGAACCTACTCAAGGAAGAGTAGAATTACAGACACCTGGTTACACAGTTCTTGATCCTACACGTCAACTTGCTGCTAATCAAGAGCAAATGGCTCGTTTGCAAGAACAAGCAATGAACACAACTGATGGTAATGTAGCATTGGCTTCTATGTTAGGTGCATCAGGTCAAGGTTTTGCTAATGCAGCTAATGTACTTGCAGATACAGAAAACCGCAATGTAGGTATTGTCAACCAAGCTTACATGACTAATGCCCAGATCAACAATCAGGAAGCTGTTGCTAATGAAACTGGTCGTCAGAAATATGTAGAAGACATGGCCACGTTGAATCAGCAGATGGATAATGCAGAACAGCAAAAGAAGTGGCGTCAAATTGCAGCGTTCAACAACGGCACTACTAACTGGTTTCGCAAAAAACAAATGGAACAAGTATTGTTTCCTCAAGTATACATTGATCCTATCACAGGTAATGCAGATTTTTCTGGTCAGAGTCGTGATGCTCTTGGTCCTGACACTTACTCACCAGCGTATGCAGACATGTCACGCCAGGTAGCTATGAACCCTATAGCAAATGTTGACCAGTGGAACCAAATTTATCAAGAAGCTAGAGGAACTATGGGAGATCAAGAAGCTAAGCGCTATGCTACTAACTCTGTAAATCAAATGATGTCAGCTCAGCAAAGACAAGTCATGGGAATTACTCCTCGTCAACAATTCAATCAAATGTCTGCACAAGGACTGACATTACCTGTTCCATTACGCGAATATGGTGGTGAGATGTATTTGCCCTGGGTGGAACTTGACTAAAACTTAAAGCACAGATTTTACATGGCAACTTTTATAAAAGGCGTAACTGATCAATTTGGTGCGCTTCAGCTGTACAGACCTGACTATCAGTTTTTAACTCAGGTTTATGGTACCAAGCAGGCGCAATACGATCGTGGGTTTAACATGGTCAAGTCACTGTACAGTTCTGTACTAAACAGTCCGCTTACAAATAGTGATAATCAAAATTTTAGACAAGAAGCTTTTAAGAAACTACAAGGTTCTTTGAAAAGCATGTCTAATGTGGATTTGTCAAATCCATCAAATGTAATGCGCGCTCAAACTTTAATTGATCCTATAAGTAAAGACGAGGATGTTGCTTATGATATGGCTGTTACAAAGTATCATGCCAAACAGAAGCAGATAATGGAAACTTACCGTAACTCTACAGACCCTAAGATGCGTGCTTTGTATAATGACATTTCACGTATGGACATTCAGTTTGCAGAAGAAGATCTTGCCAACGCTAAACGCGGTGATGGAAGTATTCGCCAGGTGCAACCAAGAGAGTTCACACCTTTTGAGGATGTGCAAGAGTATTTAAGAACAGAAGCCAAAAAACAAGGATTAGAGATTACACAAAGCGGTCCTGATGGAAGAGGATACATGCTTAAGCGTACAAACGGCATAGGTGCTGTTCCTATTTTTAACAATTGGGCAGCATCTGTAATGGGTCAGCGTTTTGACAGGCAATTTGGAGTTATGGGAAGAGTAAACGCTGAGAGTGCTATACGAAATACAATGCAGACCATGGGTGTGTCCAGGGACGAAGCTGTAAGAACTATATCCAGCAAACTAGTACCACAGATCAATGTTCAAGAATCTACCAAAGGCATTACTGCAGACAAAGAACTTACAAAACTAGAAAGTGAAATTAAGTTTTTTGAAAAAGAATATCCAAATGGCTTTCCTCCTACAAAACCAGAGATTGCAGAAGAGTACCAAAAACTGATAGAAGCGCGTGATCAGTATAACGTAGAACTTGAAAACTCACGCAGTGAAGTAGGTAAATTGCAAACAGAGGGTGCTCAGTATGTGGCATCTAATTTGTATAGCATTTTTTCTAGAGCTGCTAAAGAGCAGACAGCGCTTTCTTTTGCACAGACATATGCTACTGCCAAACAGTCTGTTGAAATGCGTCCTGACACTACATGGGCTACTAAGGCAAACATTGCCTCACGTGAGCGTGTTGCTTCAAACAATCTTGCTATGCAGGAACGAAAGCTTCAGTGGGACATGCAAAAAACAGGTATGGCCAATGAGTTAAAAATGCTTGAACTTAAAGCCGATGGCAAACTTCCTGGTGAAACATTTGTAGGAAGTGCTGTAGCAGACAAGCCGCTTTATGCTGCTGATATGTTAAGTCAGTCTACTGCAGAAAATCGCGATCAGGCATATCTTGCAGCATTTAACTCAGAAAATGGGTTAATGAAACTTGTAGTAAATAATCCTAATGAGTACAGTAGGTTTTACTCTAGCATTGCAAAACTCAAAAATATGGGTGCCGGACAAAATGTAAAACTTACACAACAAGACGTGACTAATTTGCAAGAATATGGCAAAATGGTAGGTGTAAAGATTGGTGTTCCTAACAGTGCGCGTACAGCTAATGCACTACTTGAAAGTTTTGCAGGTTTAACCTACAATGCAGCTACAGAACAACTGGACAAGTATGTTCGTGCACAGAAAACTTCTAAGCTTAATCCTTACATGGAGTCATTTCGCAAAAGCATGCGTGCTTTTCAAGGTATTACAATGCAAAATGAAAAGCTTGAACAGGACATCAATCGCGTAGCTGAAGAAATATTTAATCCTGATGGAAGTATTAAAAGCATCTATAAAGGTGCTGTAGTACGCAGTGGTGCCGGTGGTCAAATTAAAGATATTGACTTGAGTGCTGTAAGTGAAGCAGGTAAAGCTAATCTTAGAAATATGATTTCTGGTTTTAAAAATCGTGAAAATCCTGTTCTAAATCGTTACAACTACACAAAACTTTCTGCTGCAGAGGTTGATTTGCTTTTAAGAAATCCTTATGGCGCTTCTAGTGTAGTAGCTTCTGATGGCAATACTATTAATCCTGAATTATTCAAGAACATGAATACTGCTGATTTAGCAAAACTTTTTGGTAATGAAGCAGATGTATTGTTTGATGCGGTTAATCGCCAAGTAAAAGTACAACTTAATGTCAGCCAGCAAGGTGAACTTGCTAAGAGACTTGGTGTAAGTAAAGGTACTCAAAGTTTGACAGTGGCTATTCCTTATGAAACCATTCAATCTTCTAGAGGTGCATATGGTCGTTTTGAAAAGTATGTTAATGTTAATACAGCAAACACCACATCATTAGGTGTGTTAACACCATTCCTTAATAATCCTTCTGCTACAGTAATGGCGCCTGCTCATTCTAGTAAAAGAGGTTTTGACTGGACTGCACAAGGTGTGGTTGGCAAAAATGGACAGCCAGAAATTATGGTCAACTTTGAATATATAAACCCAAAGACTAAAAGAATAGAACAAATGACAGAGCGTATGCCTTATCAACCTGGCAACGTAGAGTCTATTGATGCTGTGCTAAAGTTTATTGCTGAAATAGATGCCAATTACACTATGAGCACAACTAAGTATGAGGAATTTACTAACCAACAACGTTAAGTAATAATGGCTGACAATGTTTTTAACTTTTTGGACGATAACACACTTGGTGTTGAAGGTAATGAATCTGCGGGCAAAGAACCTCAGACTGATGAGTTTTCTGTAGCATTTCAAAAACTTAATCAGCAGAGCAACTTTGAAAGACAGCAGGCATCACGTCCGCAGTCTTTGACAGAGCGTTTCAATGCGCCGGTAGGACCTTCTACTTTTACATATGCTCCAGATCAGTCAGTAGATCCTTATCGTTACCAGAAAGATTTTCAGGGTGATTTTTTTAATCCACTTGACAGCACCAATTATCAAAAGTTTGCTGATCGCGAAACATTTGGGTCAGCCCTGAGTAAAGGCCTTGACAGTTTTGCTTACAAGTTTGGAAACACTTTTGTAGACTACTGGAAAGGATATGGACGTATGGCAGATGCGCTAGTTCACATGGACTGGGACCGCATGAAGCCTGATGAAGAAACGCTTGCCACGCAGTACTATAAAGATCAGCTTGACATGAAGCGCAACTTTGTGTTTGAGCAACCGGAAAACGAAGACAGCATTTTTTCTAAGCGCACCATGAGTGAGTTTATTGGTAATGCTGGCTTTGCTTTAGGAACCTTTGCAGGTCTTGGTATTGAAATTGCAGCAGATATTGCCATTACAGCTGCAACCGGTGGTGCGGGTGCTGTAAGTTTTGGTGCAACAGCTGCACGGTTAGGTGCAAAACAAGCTGCTGCACAGACAGCAAAATCAGGATTTAGATTTGCAGATGCACTTGCAGATGTAGGCAAAGGATTTTCTTATGCCAACAAAAGTGCTGACGAAATTTCTGCAGCTGCAAAAGTTGCAGCAAAGATTGATGAAACAGCAGCACTTGGTAACATGAGCCGCAGCGCATTACGTGACTCAATGTCTGAGACGTTCACTGTGTACTCTAATAATTTTTTCAACATTGCCAAGTCAAAAAACTTGGGAGAAGTTGCCACTAACTTACTAAAAGGAACACCGCTGGTGGGTACCGGTGTACGCTACGGTGAAAAACTTGCAGCTGCGTCTAAAGCAGGAGCATCTACAGGTCAAATGATAGGTGTAGGACTGCAGGGACTACGCCGTGTGGCACAGGAACTTAACATGTCCAGTACAGAGGCGAGTTTTGAAGCAGTTACCTCTTATGGTGATACACTGGACAAAATGGTCAAGCAGTATCAGGTAGACAACGATGGAGCTGTACCTACAGCTAAAGAGTTTGAAGAAATGAGAAGTCTTGCCATGCAGGCAAGTACTTCTAACTATAACACCAACCTAGGATTGCTTCTTGCTACCAACAAACTTCAGTTTGGAAATTTGTTTAACAGGTTTATTCCTGCCAACAAGTTTATGACAGAAGCTGCAGAAAACGTAATGGTCATTAACTCTAAAGCTGGCCAAGCGCTGATTGACAAGTCAGGGTTTTTTGGCAGTTATGGCGTACTTGGAAAAGTTGCCAAAGAGTTTGGTAAAAAAGAAGCTGCATTACAGTTCTCTAAAGCTTTTGCTAAGGACTTTTTTAAGTTTGAAGTCTCAGAAGGTTTACAAGAGAATCTGCAAGAAACATCTGCTACTGCATGGCGTGACTATTACGCCGGTCAGTTTAATGGTTTAGAAACCTCACTGTCTGACGCTTTTGGCAAAGGAGCCAGTGAGCAGTTTACTAAGCAAGGTCTGAAGACGTTTTTGATGGGTGCGTTTACAGGATCACTTATCCGCATGCCTACAGCGCTTGCGTCTAGTTCATTTGAAGCTGCTAATCGCGCACTTATTAACCGCGAGTATGCAAAGACTCCTGAACTTAACCCCTACAAGCGTGCAGAAGAACAATTCAAAAAAGATCTTGAGATACAGAATGCACTGTTTAAGCAAGCTAAAGAAGGAACATTCAAAGAAAAGGTCGTAAACTTTGTGGCACAAACTGATGCTGCTCAACAGCAGTCAGAAGCTGCAGCTAAAGGATTGCGCTATGAGTTTGAGAATGGTCGTGACAACGCACTGCTTGCCGCAGTAGCGTCTGCCCAAAGAACCAACTCAGTAAGCATGTTGCAACGTGCTATCAAAGACATGGGTAAGGAAATGACAGCAGAAGAATTTGAAAAGTCTTTTGGTGTTAAGTTAGAAGACACAAAGTACAACTCCGCAAGTGAGTTCTCAGAAGCTGTTGCCAAAGATATCAAGAAATACTCAGACGTTATTGAAGGTCTTCGCACCAAGTTCAAGAGCACAATGGTCAACCCTGCTCAGTATGATGCAGGCAGCCGGGGCCAGTATGTTGCAACATTGATGCGTGGTGCGCAGGAAGAAGCGATACAAGTTCTTGCCCTCAACGCTATTAAGGGTGACATGTCAGCCAATAGAGCTAAACAGATTGCTGAAGAACTGATGTCTGCACCTGGAATTGGAACTAGTGCAGATTACGCCTTGCGAGCGCTTACTAGTGCTACATCGTTAGAAGGTGAAGGCAAGTCTTTGTACACAGAAATTGTAATGTTAAAAGAACAGCTTAAAGCTGAAGGTCTTGATGCTGAAACAAAAAACAGAATTAAAGAACAACTTGACAGTAAGATCAAAGAAGAAAAACTGCTGTCAAAGTGGGCTAGTTACTGGGAGGTTAGAGAAAGTATTGTAGGATACAACAAAGATGACGAACCTCTCAAAAGCAAACAGATTACAGATGTCTTTGTGGGAAAAGCTATTGATAAGACACAGACTCTAACAGACGAAAATGGTAATGAAATTGAAACAGTAGAAAGGACATTTAATCCTACTGATCCAGAGGTTATAGAAACGTTTCGCCAGTTGATGAATATCAAAAACAAACAGGCAGGAAACACTACTGATATTTCTGAAGAGGTCATGCGTGATAGCTTTCAGATGATATATGACTACATCCGTTTAGACCGCGACACCAAAGACTACATGCGCAGTGTTGATGTGCTTATGAACCCTGATAACTTTCGCCAAATGCAGGAGCGCATGGTAGATGGTAAATTTAAGTTTAACCTGATTGTCTACATTGGCAAACTAGAAGATGATTTAGATAACAGAACTTCGGAAATTCTTAATGATCTGGCGCCTGGTGAACAGGACGCAATAAATATTATTAATGATTTAAGAAGCGCTCTTGTTGACTCTGAGAACTATAAAAACTTGTTGGTGATAATCACAAATCCCGACATGAGTATTGAGCAGGAAGACTATGCATTTAAGCTATATGAAGGCGTTGTTCAAAACTTGCTTAAAAAAGAAGCAGAGATTAGAGTCAAGTATGCACCTAAAGAATACACAGACGACATCTCACAGGAAGACTATGACGAGATCATTGCCACTGGTGAGCTGGATCCTGTCATTAAGTATCTGATCGCAGAGAAACTTTTACAAGGTATAGCGTTGTCTGAGCGTGAAGAAAAGGTTTACAAGATTCACAAAGACGCAATAGACAAAGAAGTAGCACCTTCTGAAACACCTATTACGTCTGGCACTACTGTAGATCCTGCAGAACAAACTCCTGCTGAGGAGTTGCCACCTGTAATTACAATTGGACCTGATGGTGAGGAGGTTATTGAGGAAACTCCTACAATAGAAGCAAAATCTTCGCAAACTTCTGAAACTTTTATAGACTCAGTAGATGAAGCAAATGCTGCCTTTTTAGGAATGGGAATAAGTCAACAGACTCCTATTATAGAACCAGAAATAGTTGAAGAGCAAGAAACACCTTTTGCTGCTACCGGTACAGAAGAGCAGGGATACGATGTAGTAGATCGCAGCAACAACACGGTCAACGCTGAGAAAATCCCTGACGCTGAACAGGCGATGCAGCTTGCAGAAAGTATGAATACTACGAGGGCTGACCTGGACTTTGTGCAGAAGCTTATGGGCACTACAGACACAGCAGTAGTAACCAAAGCTCTTGAGATTTTTCAAAAGTCCATGGAGCAGTATAACAAAAGGAAGAAGACTGGTTTTACTACATTAGAAGAATACTATAAAACTCCTGATGGTAAACGTTTGATAGATGCAAATAAAGAAGCATTGATTACAGGTAAACCTGTAAACTATAAGCAAAAGCCTGTGGCTGTGGCGGTTAACCCTGTCACAAACCAGATCACCTTGTTTGACTCACCATCTACCGGAAACGTTGCAAGTTTAACTCTTTCAAGTTTAGAAAGTCTTCATGCTAAAGTCAAAGAATTTAGAGAGCAAGCTCTACAAGATCCAACTAAATTTAGTAAATTTGTAGAGACAGGAAATGTGCCATCTGCTCCTATTACAGAAGCTTCTATTCTCAACAAGCTTCAAGACATTACTCGTTGCTTTTCATAAGCACATTTCTTTTTTAACCCAACTATAATGGCGTGTCAAATACAAACTGACAAGTACACAGGTGTTGTTCTAGATCTCATAAGACTGGAGCCTACTGTATATAATAACTTTGACAATGCTGCTTCTTTTATTTTGAGAAGCGGGCTGACTCCTGAGCAGAAGATGCTTTCTGTGCATAACCTGGCACACATCTACGCGGGTCTTGCTGACTTGGACTCTTCATACTATGAAAAAGGTAGGGCTGACCAAGTCAGTAATATGACCGCTGCTACAGAAAATCCTGAGGGGTATGTAAAGATACTTTCAGAACTTTATGGTATATCCAAACCTGCAGAACTTAAACTAGACAGCATCACTAAAAAAATTGATGCACTTGGTGGCAAAACAGTCATCAACCGGTCAGACCTGGTGGGAACCAATGGCATAGTAACTCTGATCAAAAACTACTTTGCTACTCACAGTTTTGCCAATCTGGAAGAAAGAACCCAGTTACTGGAGCAACTTTCAGCGGCACTGCGTCAGCAAATTATAGACAGTCAGATGCCTCAGGACAACAAAGATGGCCTTGAGTCTTTGATAGGTGACATGTTTGCTAGTTTGGACAAGCGTTCAGACTTTATCCCTATCAGTGAAATTGCAGAAGAGGCACAGCTTAAAAACATGCTGGTGACACTAACCAACGGTCAGATGGTGGAAGCTGTCTCTGAAAACGAGGTACTATACACTCTGAACAATGACGGTTCACTGGAGCCTATTGCTCAGGAGCAGATTGCAAACGTTAAATTCTCAATACCTGCAGAGTCTTATCAGTTAAACACGGTTGAAAACGTCTTTTTTGAAGACACACTTTTAAGCAGCTTTCGCGTAAAAGCAGTCAATGAAGAAGAAACTGCTGAGATATTCAAGTTACTTAACCAACCACAACCTCTTACTAGGATTAGGATACATGCTGTAAAGATCAGCAATGTAGGTGATGAGCGCGTTCAGCGTATTCAAAACCTGGCACAGTCTGATCCATCAATGGCTAAGCTTGCTAACAGAAACCACGAGACATTTGAGAACAGTGCGCAGAGAGCTTACCTACTTTCTGAAAGCAATGGCAAGGTAGTTACAGTGTCGCGCCCTAAAGCATCAGAGCAAAGCTTTGTATTGGTTGGAAGCTTTATAGGAACAGACAAAAAGTTTTACCTGTACAGCAGCAACAACTACACTTTTGTATCTTCTGACAACACTACAGAGCGGGTAGATTTTAGCAATCCAGGACATCTTGCAGAGTTAAAGCGTCTTAGTGTCAAAGCAACAAACAAAGGAAACGTAGAACTTACAGAGCAGGATTTAGAAAACATCAAAGACAGCGCAGAGAAGTACCAAGAGTTTGTAGCGTCTGTGCAGGATGATTTGATGTCAGAATTTACCAGTGGTGAAACCTCTATAGATATTACAGAGCAGTTTGCTGCCGCGTATGAAATGCAGTCCACACGGTCTTTTAAGACTCTTACACCTCTTGGTAAAAAACTTGAGTCAGATCCTACGCTATACAAGCAGCTTACGGTTGTTAACACAAAGACTGGAGTTAAAGAAGAACGCCAGATACCATTTTTGTATAATCGTATTCGCAAAACGTTAGCAGATTTTCAAATGGTGGATTTGCTGGATAAAGATGAAAAAATAGAGTATATACCAGAGTCAGGTGCTGAACCCATTCTATTGAGTATGGAACGGTATGCAAAAGAAATACTTGGTCTTAATCCTAGGACTGTAGAAAATCTTTTAAAACCTACAGACAAGGATCAAATGAACCTGGTCATTAAGTTTAGAGATGGTGCGATTCCTACCTACAATATTGCAGAAAATGTGGGTACAATGTCACCAGTAGAAGAGTTTGCCAACTTTATTTTTGAGCTTAGCACTGTATTGACTAACAGTACCAATAGAGAAACAGACATAAAAAACTTTGAATTTTATGAGTATTCTTTTAAGCCTGCTAGTAGCAAAACAAAAAATGATCAACCACTTTATGTTGCTTTTTCAACTACAAAAAAAGGTCAACTTCAATTTTGGATTAAGACCGCCAGAAAAGATAATCGTTATGGTTTTATGGAGGAGAACAAAAGGCTTTACAACTTTTTGTTTGATGAAAAAATCATCACTACTACTGCAAAAGCGCTTAGTGAAGGAAAACTTGTAAAACAAATTCAGGAAAAGTTTCCTGAGCTTGCAAAGTTTGATCTTAGTAAAGCTGAAGATCTTTACGAGTTTTACAGGACAATTACTGTCATGAGCCGCAGAGGTTCTGTTGATGGGTTGATTGTAGAACTTGCTAATGCTGTTAAAGAAGCAAGAGAAAGATTTTCACAGCAAATTCGTAATCAGGTGCTTAACAAACTTGAGACACAGACCAGTGAAGATCCCAGGTTCATGCAGAATCTTAAAGAGGATTTTACTTACAATGGTGTATTTAGACCAGAGTTTTTGTTTTTTCGTGAAGAAAAAGATGGTACTGTTGTACCAAATATTTCTTTTTCACCAAAATACACTCCTAAAAATGGTATTAACGCACGTGCACGTTTTGGTTCTAACCTGAACAACTACATGCATGTTGATTCTGGCATGAGGCGTTTTGTTATTACTCCTAAAAATAATGTGAGTAATCTAAGCAGTATTCCTGCTCCTGCTCCAGTACCTGTTACAGTAGAAAAACCGGTACAAATTCATGTACAAAATCCTACGCAACAACCTGTAGCACCTAGCACTATTGACATACCACGCATGCCTTTGTTTAGCATGATGGCAGGCAATGTAGAAACAGAAACAGATGCTGAACGTCTCAGCGCTGTTGCTTGGTTAAAGAAAACATACCCTCAGTTTAAGCTTTCAGAGTTTGATCTATCTACACTGAATGATCTTGCAAGCCTAGATGGAACTGTATTGGGGATGTTCAAAGACCGTGTGATCTATCTGAACAATCAAATTAAAGGGAAAGGTACTGTTTACCATGAGGCCTTTCACGGTGTGTTTAGATATTTGATGACAGATGCATATCGCGCAGGTCTTGTAGACTTGGTATCTGGGATGAAAGTCCATGCTTCTAAGTTTACAGAAGAGTCACTCAAAGAGTTTGCACGCAAGCGTAACTATGTCTATGACAAGACGCGCATGAAACAACTTCAGGCAGAAGAAATTCTTGCAGATGGTTTTCAAAAATATATGACAGACAACAAGAAACCTAAAGGTATTCTTGGTGACCTGATGCAGTTGCTCAAACGTTTGATTGAAATGTTTACAGGTAAGAGCAATGAAATTGACAGAATGTACTCACGCGTAAGCAGCGGTTACTACGCAAGTTCTTCTGTAATGGCTTCTGACATATATGATGGTCAGGCAGCATATGAGATTATTGAAGGTCTGGTTGAAATTGAAAATTTGCCTGGCGGTGTAGGAATTACAGACAGAATTGGAAGTCTTAATTCTGCAGAACAGCAAAATGAGTTGGTCAATATGGTGACTTACTACATGCTCAAAAGATATAATAACAAGCAGACGTTTGAGCAAAACTTTGACAGAATAGCTAAATTTATTTTGGCCAAAGTGTACAACCTTGATAGACTTACTGCAAATCATCCTGATAAACGTGATCAGATTCTTGAAGTTTTAGGCAATACCTGGAAGAACTATCGTTTTATGTTGGGTGCACGCATGCGGAATGAAGTACTGCCTGACTTGAACAACACAGGTAATCCTGACTATGATAATTTGGTACGTCCTAATTTAGTAAAGCGCAATGACGGTACAGGAGACAGCTTTGTAGACAACACTAATGGTCAAGAGTCTAAAAAGACCTTGATGAAACTTGTCAAAGCAAACTTTGAAAAGATTAATACGCTTATAGAAAGCAAACCAGAACAAGAAGACACGCTTACAGGAGAAAAATTAGAAGAGCTACTCACAGATGAAAATCCTCCTGTGTATAACGAAGATGATGAAACTGGTTCTAACGACCAGGAAACTGAGTCTGCAGATTTTGACAGTGGACTAAATCAGTACAACAAACTTGAAGGAGTCAACAAAGAAATCAGAAGGTTTTTGGCACTGCTAAAGTATAACCGTGTAGATGAAAGACTGGGCATTACGCTGCCACGTCTTGCAAACGGTAACCAGATGTTTGGTGTACTTATGAGCGTTACATCAGATGTTGAAGTAGACAATATCATTGATCATATTAAGGTTGTTGCCAATACTGCACGCTATGATGGAAACAACTTGCTGGCAGATGATCTTGACAACATTTACGACAAGCTGCACAAGTTCACAAACATGGACAGCAGCGGTAGACCCCAAAGCAATCAGCAACTTTACAATATGATGATTGATGCGCTGGATACTACTGAGCTTGACTTTATCACTACTACTGTTTATACCAATAAAAAAACTGACCCATCAGGTATGGATATGGGTACAGAAACCAGTTCATATACTATAAAGGACCAGGTTTTGTTTCAGGATATCAACCTCCGCAAGACACAGATTATTACAAGCATTAAGACCAAGCACGCTTCTTCTGCAAAAGATGAAGCATATCTTAAAGCTGCACAGGACTTGAGTACTCTATCAAGAACAATTTATGAAAGCAATTTTATTTTAGACAGTGATAACCAGGGTGAAAAGCTTGAAGAACTCACAAGTGAGTTGCACACGCTTATGAATGCTGTAGGTATTAACGTGCCCAAGTCTCTGATACGTTTATCATTGCTTGCAATAGACAAGACGCAAAACAATGTAGTGCATGACAACACGCAGCTTAGCAAAGAAGTTGTAGATCATTACAACAGTCATGAACAGATGATTGCTGAAGGAATCTTTTTTGAAAAAGACTTTTTTTTAAGCATCTTACAAATTATTAAAGAAGCTGTCAACAACCAAAATAATCATGACGCTTTTGCAAGGTATATAACTAAAGACAAAAATGCTGAACTGACAGTAGATCGTTTCAATGTTATTTTACGCAGAGCAGCTGCTTACATGGTCAAATATGACCCACAAGGTATACAGAGTACAGTTAAAGACTCAGAAAACAAGTCGCGTTACCGGTTTGTGAGTTACACGCCAGCGCTACGTTTGGCGCAAACATTAAGAAGAAAAGGATTGGAAGAAACGCTAAGAGAGGATCCTTACTTTGAAGAGTATGTTAACGACTGGTTCAAAGACAATCCAGCAATGGGTGTTTTGCTTGATCCAGAAGGCAACGCTACTTTCAAAGCAAAGCAGGAATTGTTCTTACGCAACTTCCGCGTTGCAATGTTTGGTGGAGTAAACCAGGTGTTTGACGGCAAGTTCAAACCTGGTAAAAGTTTTAAAAACATTGACAGCAAGTCAATGTATATCACACACCTTCTTTCTTTTCTGAACAGAACCTCTCACAAACAAGTTATCAAAGACGCTGAAGGAAAAGACAAACTTGTTGAGATACAAACTTACCTGAGAAGTTTTTCACAGCTTGAGTCATCGCAGACTAACTTTTTGATTTCTGCATTATATGAGCAGTATGCTGATAATAAAGGCATGCTAAAAACAAAAGATGGACACCTTAAAATAACAGACACACTTACAAATGCTGTGCGTCAGGAATACAATCGTATTCAGCGTGAGTACAACAAAAGACTTGAAAGAAAACAGGTCTTTGACGCAGGAGAAAAGCACAGTCTGATTTTGAAGTTTAACGCTACACATCAAAAAGATGATGTGACAAAGGCAGAAGTTGATAGCACAGACTTGCGTGCATACAACTTTATTGGCAAGATACCAGATTTTTTTCAGGCAAACGCAGAACTGGTCACCAACGACACCAACACAGGTTTGCGTGATTTTGCTTTTGCAGGTACTAAGTTTGAAGAACTGCCTGAAGATGTAATGGTTACACTTCGTAACCAATTGAACACCTATGCTCAGCAGGCGTTACAAAAACATCTTGATCGTTTAGTCGAACTGCAAGTTTTAAAGAAAGAAAAACGACCTTTAAGAACTGCTACTGGTGCAGTATATATTCAAACAGGAACTGACGGAACTATTACAAGATACACCTCAGAATTTATTGCACCTGTACTCATAGTAGATGGAAGAAAACAAGAAAACGTTCTTGAAAACAAGTACTATAAAACTCCTAAAAACTATGGCGAAAAACTAAAAGGTTCAGAGATTAAGCCTATAGAAATTCCTAAACAGGAAAACATGGAAGGTTTTGTAGCAGATGCGTTTTTTAACTTCTGGGCTAACTCACTTACAGTAAATGACTTGCTGGATGGTGACAGTGCCATGAACGTAAAAGATCCTTCTGATTATTTCAAGCGTCAGAAAAAACAACTTGCTGCAGGATCTACGCCTAAACGCGGCGATCACAAAGTTGCGTACATCAATACGATCAAAGCTTTTATACATGAGACCTACCCAATGTACGGGCCTTATTACAACGCAGATGAGATCCTGGGTGATGAAAGGCTTTCTGAAAACCTGCGTGACATCTTAATTGCTGACTTTGCTAAAGCACAGAGCGGCGTAAAAGAAAGAATTACTGACCCAAGCACAGGTATTGAAAGAACCATTAAGTATGGTGACATGATGCGTGAGGTTTTTGATGGTCAGAGTTTTTCTACACTAATGCACCAGATGGATATGCACGATGCCATGGGTCGTCTGAGTGCAGAGGCTGCAGAACTAATGATAGCAAAGCACTATCGCAAGCTTACTGCAGATGAAATATCATTGCTTGAGAGAAACAACATTGTAAACAACTCTAAAAAGACAGTGACTTCAACGCGCAATGCGTATCATAAACAGTCTGAGGTTCACATTGACCGTAACGATGTGTCTGTGTTTGTTATCCCTGAAGAAGTTCTTGTGTCTCCTGAAAGAAAAAGGGAATACATCAAAAAAGCACAGGACACTATTCACATGCTTTACGCAGAAGTCTATTCTTTAAGGGATGCTGCAAAAGAGGCGAAAATTGCTGGTCTGGATCCTGCACCATTTATGACACAGATAAAGGTTAACATGCAGGAGATACATAAGTACTATAAGCCTATTCCTTCTCGCAAAATACTGCATGATCTGTTGAACGCCATGGAGTTCCACCAGATAGATCACTTGATGGACACCACTGCGTCTAAAAACGCTACACTGCTACCTGTTGATATCTTTACTGAAAGTCAAAAGCTTACAGAAGGAAGTTACATAAACCTTGAAATGTCTTCTGTGGCTGTTGACAACCGCTATAAGTTTCTGCAGGTAGAAACATCAGGTGTCAAAGACACAGCTAAGTTTTCTGTACAGGCCAAAGCGCTGATAGCTGCAGACCTTTTAAATATTGCTGAAATCATGCGCGCCTCTGGAAGAGACATTGCAGAGAGTGAGCAAAAATCTATGGAAAAAGTTGCCACTATTCTGAGAACTTATCAGCGTACACTTAAAGACGTCGGTGAGTCAAACTTAATTAATTTAAAGACAATTTTGCGTAAGGACGGCGACTTTGAAGTAGGTAAAATTTTTACCCTTATCAGAACTTCTTTGGAGTCTCAGGGAGCACCAGTAAACACGCTTAAGCTGTTTGATCTGAATGTTGATGGCACACCGGTGCACTCGCCCAACCTGCCAGGAATACGTAACATGCTGGAGTATTATTTCTTCTCACAGTACTCTAAGCATATCACTGATGAAAAGCGTTCTGGCTTTAAGAGTATTCACATGTCTTCTTTTGGGTATGACCTAATGACAGACATGGATGGCAACATCATTCGCAGTGAAGACTACCGCAGGAACCCTGCCAGGTATCCTAATGTCAAAACGCGTCCTTTAGGGGTGTCTGTAGAGACAAATGCCGATGGCACCAAGACCTACTTTGTTGAAGCAATTGTGCCCAAGCCTCAGTTCAGAAACAAAGAACATGAGGAGTTTTACATGAAGCAGCTGACCAAGATGTTTGCAACGCGTATCCCTACAGAGGATAAGCGATCTATGATCGTACTTAAGGTTGTAGACTTTATTGACAGTGCAAACCTGAACGGTATTATTGTACCGCATTTTGTACACTTGTTGGCAGGTTCTGACTTTGACGTTGACAGTTTGTACGGGCAGACACTTGCGCATTACTTTAATGCTGATGACAACCCTGTACTCTATGGAGACTACAGCGCTTACAGTTCTGAAGACGCGGGTCGTTACACCGAGTTTGTAGAGTACATGAGCAAAGACGACGACGCAAAGATGTTGGTTAAGTCAGAGCTTGCTAAGATTGAAGCGATGGGTGAGAGCTATAAACCTTCTGACAATGCCAAGACTTTTGTAGGATACACTGCAGAAAGACTTTCAGAAGACGTTGATACGCTCAAGAACTACGACGCTGTACTGGCGGCATTTGAAAAGCTTGGTCTGCCAGTGACACTGGAGAACTTTCTTGCCAATCCTAAGTACAAAAAGGTAACGCGCCCTGCTTTTCAGAACGCCAACCTGCGCTCTATGATGGACATTTTGTCAAACGAAGCAGTGTTTAATTATCTATACATCAACGAGCGTTCTTCAGTGCAGGCTTTTGAAGACATTGCTGAAGAATTTGGAAGAGACGTTAAGCAGATGGGTGGTGGTTACAATCACTTGTCCATTGATGGTGTGGTTGCCACAAAGAACATCAGTGGTGTGTACAAGTCAGGTATTGGTATTGCAGCCAATATCAACAAGTTTGTAGCACTGGCTTCACAGTTTGGTCTTGAGCTAAACTCTGAAAACGTCATTTGGCAGTTTCAGATCGCAGTTGAAAAAGGTAAAACAGAAACCGGTGACACTGAGTATGACCTTACTTTGAGGAAATACACCAACTTTGGTACTCTGAGTGAGGAAAACCAGCGCGTTATTGCAAGCATAGGAAACATCCTGGGCATGTTTGCAGATGGTATGAAAAAACCTATACCTTCTGCATTGGGCATGAACGAAGAAAACGTAGGCACCACGCTTGTAATGATAGGACTGGGTCTTTCGCCTACGTTTGCAGTTGGGTTTAACTTCCTACCAGAAGTAAAAAACGCTGTTGAAGCAGTCCAGGCTACTAAGTACGCCATCAGCAGTTCTGATGTCAACAGTTCAAAGTTTTTACATCAAGAAGTCAAAAATCAGATTGCAAAACTGGTAAAAGAAAATCCTGGTGTTCTTGAAGAATTGAAAAACGCTGGTGTTGTTTCTCCTCTTTCTAAGTCTTATGATATTGCACTGAAAAAAGAAAACATTGCACTTAGCTTTAAGGCTCAAAAACTAGATGCCGCCAAGGTTAATAGCAATACTCTCACATCTAAAGAAATTGGGTATGATGTCAAAGCTGTAAACAATGACACCAACACAGTTGAAAATTTAAGCGAAGATGCTCAGCGCATCGTTCTTCTCAGCTACTATGCAAGTCAGGCACAACAGCAGTTTGCTGTTCAAAGAGCAGGAAGCATTCTGAACACGTTTAAGAAACTAAACCCCAGGTTTGTAACTTTTGACAAGCTACTTAAAAACATGACTGATCTTGCTAAAGACGGCGAGAACAGCATTTTTACAAGTGAGTCTGTAAGTAAAATCTTTGAGGATGACCAGGTATTCAAGTATCTTTTTGAGGCCATGCAAGATTTGAATGAGCAGTCTTCTAAGTTGTTTCTGGAAAGAACAAGCTTTTTTGCGCCGGTCAAGCAACTGTTTGAGGAGGTCTTTGAAGATAAGAGCACCATTGCAAAGATGATCACCAGCTATATTGCTCTTCGTCAGTACCAGCGTTTGATGCCAGGATCTAGAACAACGGGCGTTGAGGCTATAGACAACCTGCTTGCACGGGATGATCAAAACCTGCGTGATGCATTTAAAGCAGTGTATTTTTTTACTAACAATTTAAAGGACGAAGTAGAACAGATGCTACAGAAGTATCCTGACAACAAGTTCTTACAGTTATTGGTCAGTGAAAATGGCGACGCTGCTGCTTTTACAGAAAAAGGCGTAAAGATCACAGAAAGAGGTCTTAAACTGGTCACTAAAGCAAACATTTCAGGTAGCTACGCATCCGATGTAACAGACGACGCATACGCGCTCATGATCAAAGAAAACCTTTTTGCCAAAAAGCTTTTCTATTACGAGCTTGCCAAAACAGGTCTCATGTACAAGTCAGGTTCGTTCTTACAACTTCTTCCTACAGAGATGATGCGACCTTTCTCCCCTTACATTAATGACTTTGTAAAAGCGCTTGAGAATGCAAAGGGTAATCGTGTAAAACTGATGAGTGCTGTAAAAAGCATCTTAGGTAATGAAGCTACAGAGGCAGACGTGTACAACTTTTTTGACGAGGTCTTCATGCTTATGGCAGATGCAGCCAGTCAGGAGGCAAACAACAACAAGATCAGGATTGCAAGACAATTCTCTTTTGCAAAAGACAGAAGCTTCATGCAGTCTTTTAGGTTTTCTGAAACAGCTACAGATAATGAGCGTATTAGTATTGCAAGCAATGTGTTGATGGAATTTATGGGTCAAGCACCCAAAAACGCATCAAAAGGATACACACCTCAGAACAGAAACGCAGCTGGTGAAGTGGTCAGTGAAATCACACTTGACATGTCAAAGCCAGCATTAATACCAGAGGCAAACGATGATACCATGTTTGAACTAGGAAAGAACTTTGGTGTAAAACGCGTATTTGGCAAACCTGGCGTTTACAAGTTTCCTTTGATGTTCAAGATTGACAGCAGACAAGAAAGTATAACATACTTACTGCAAGGTGTAGGTGAACAAGTAGAATATCAGAACTTTGGTGAGAGTATGTTCAGGTCTATCACAGGTACTGGCGCGTCCAGCGTAGAAGGCAGCATTGCCAAGTACAAAGCTATTCCTGCTGTTGTCTCCACTGGACTTATGTCACCTATAGGTATGTCTAAGCAAGAGATTGAGAAGTACGTTGCTTACACAACTAACAAAGCAAAGCTTCCTGCTGTTGCTGCACCGGCACCTGTCGCAACAAAACCTGCTACAACACAACCTGCACAAGTAAAACCAGGAGTAGAAGAACTATTTGAATCTAATCCTGAATTAGCTAATGCTGTATATGAAGCTTTAGGGTTTAGTAAAAGAACCAATGATGAGATATACCAAAGAAAATTGAGTATTATATTTACAAATGAAGTTTTAAGAAAAAACCAAATTGAAAGTACTTTAAAAGATATAAACGCTGAAAATTTTGATTTTGTAGCTTTTGATTCAAGAGATTTAAAAAATAAACAATACCAAGTATTTATTGATAGATTATTAGAATTAGGATATAAACAAGATAAAGATGGTTTTTTTACAAAAAACGGTGTTTCAGCAAAAGACTTAGTAAAGTATAATATAACCCCACAACAAAAACAACAAGCTCAACAACTATACTCTCAATATCTTGATACTAAGCAACCTGATGTTATATTACCAATAGGTACAAGTGGTAGTGGTAAATCTACATTTATAAAATCTTTACCTCAAGAAAATTTAGTAATTATAGAACCTGATGCAATGAGAGTTGAATTTACAGGTGATATTAATGATAAATCTAAAGATAAAGAAATTTATATTGAAGCTGCTAACCGAGCTGTACAAGCTATAAAACAAGGTAAACAAGTTGTATTTGATACTACTAATATTACCAAAGATAAAAGATTACCTTTTATAGAAGCTATTAAAAAAGAAATACCTACTGCTAATATTCAATATAAGCTAATGGAATTAAATCCAGAATTAGCTAAACAAAGAATTAAAGCACAATTAGCAAGAAGTGAAAACAGAGCTGCTGTTTCTGATGAAACTATTGATAGACATGCTGCATCTTATAAGCAAATGCTTGAAGATATTAAAAGTGAACCTACTACTGAATATAATATATTAGGTAGTAAACAAGATATAGAAGGATTTAAAGAATTTGTTAGTGGTGAACAAGGTGCTCAAGCTCCTGTTAGTGTTAAAAAAGAAAACCCATTAATAACAGCAGGAGTTAAACCCACAGACATGTCTGGCAACGCAGCTAAAGATATTCAGATGGCTGAAGAATCTACTCAGTATATTGGTTTTCAGTCAGGCAATGCAGCTGTAAGCTCTACTAAAAAGTACAAAGAAGCTTGGGGAAATAAAGCTAACACTGGAAACTACACTGAAACTGACATTGTAATGGTATCAGGAAGCGGTTTATTTAGAGGTGTGACTCGCGAACAAATTATTGAAACTCTAAGCACTAAGTATAAATCTTTATTAAATGCAGCTATAAAAGCAAATGCTTCATTTAGAGTAGGTAATCAGTATGAAAAAGGAAATCTGTCAGATCAGCTTGTTGCAGAATATCTGCAAAAGAACGGCTATACAGAAGAAAGATTAAATGGTTATTCTAGATGGAGTAAAGCAACAGCATTAACTTCTGCAGCACAAGCACCTCAAGAAGAGATGACTAGCATGCCGGATGCTACAGACATGCTTCTCAGCATGATGCAGGCAACACCTGTAGAACAACAGACAGAAGCAGTTATTGAACCAGGTCAATTTGTCAAGTTCAACAACGAGACTTTCATAGTGACTAAGATAAACAGTAATAGTACCGTGCAGGTTTACAATCCCACTTTAGAGGGCCCTGCTTCTAAAAAGTCAGTGTCTGCTTCTAACCTTACAGCGATTCCTGGTAGTAAAGCAGTTCTAGTAGACTACAAAGGCTCTCAGTATTTGGTGACACCTAAGAACACCATCATCTCTATGACTACTAATAAAGCCATGCAATGGCAAGAGAACAACGGCGACCGTGTTGCAGTACTTGAACTGGCTTCTCAGAATAGAAATGTGACAATGGACATGAACAATCTAAACCTTACACAACCGGTTGTTGACTATCTTTACAACCAGTCTAGCAAGCGTCTTTCTAAAGAGAGTTTCAGACAAGCTGCTGCGGCAATGATTGCAAACCTCAGAGCTTCTACCCCAACAAATCAGATCCTGGAAAAAATCAAGTGCCTATAACCTATGAACACATGCCCTTACCCCGACAGTCCTGAGTGGAAGCGTCTTGTTAATGCTTTAGGTGAAGGTAACGCCATGACGGCTTACACCCTAAACAACAATGAGACACCTGATGTTTATGACGCACAAAGGCTTTTGGCTAGTCTAAAAGCTGAAGAAAAAGATGAGCAGATCAGCAAAAGTTCAGATGAGTTTAAACTGGAGCGTGCGATAGCTCAAATGACAATGCTTCAGCGTGCTAGGTTTAGTGCTAAACCTTTGCAAAGAGTCACGCTTGACAAGCTTATGGAAATGAACATGCGGCAACAGGAGTTTTTGCGTGAGAATATTCAACTTGTCAAAAACGGCATGCCTCCCAAAAAGACGGTCAGTGTTTCAAACTTTATTGGTGCTTCTGACTTTAAGGGAGATCCTTCTAAGTATGAAGCGTTCAAACTGTTTGGTACGTTTATGCATGAAGCTTTAGAGCTTGCACAGGTAGAAAGTCTTACGTCTGGTGTTGCCATTTATGATGTAATTACACAAGAGTTTTTTGACAACGCGTTAAAAAACTACAAAGAAAAGTATCCTTTCAATATTGACAACCTCACTGAACAAGCCATGTTTGAAATGGCGCGGGGTCTTGCTATGCATATCACAGTCTTTAATGACAAAGGCTTCATGATTCTGCCAGAGGTTACTATTACAGGTACCACAAAGACAGGCAGCATGGTAGTGGGTCGTCTTGACTTGCTCTTAATTGACTCTCAAGGACGTGTAAACGTGTTTGACTTTAAGACCAAGAAAGTTAAGCGCCTTATGGAAACAAATCCAGATGGCACAAGGTCTGTGAACGTAGACGGTGCACTGGTTCATCTTGCTGAAAAAACCTTTACTGTAGACAACAAACCTGGTACAGAAGCAGCATTCAAAGGTACTAACCGGTCAGCTTATGACACTTGGACTTTGCAATTGAAGGTCTATGAAAACATGCTGATACAAAATGGCCTAGAGGTCAATGATCAAAGCATTGTGGCACTGATGTATGAAACAGACGATGACGGCAAGTTTGAAGGTGCTGCCATACATGTCTTTGACGAGAAGTACTACTACGACTATGCAAAAGGAGCCAATGTTCCCAACAACAATGGGTATTGGAAAACAGAACCTACTTTTGGTTATCAAAAACTTGATTCTTTCAGAAAAACTGTAGATCAGCAGATCCCTATTTCTGAAGAAGCTCAGGCAGAATCAAAAAGAAAAGCTTTAATCAGTGATTTTAAGATTACTGAAAAACAAAACACAGCTCTCAAAACTAAGATACAGGGAGCTATCAATACAGAACTTAACGACACTTTAATACAGATTGAAAAACTCAAAAGAGAAGGCAACGACAATGTACTGTTGGCAGCACTTGAAACACGCCGCAGCACACTGCGCACTTACCAGGATATTGTAAGCAAGGTCACAGACGACAGTGAGCTATCTTTTGCGTATAATTTCTCAAACCTTTTGGATACAGTTGAGCGCGATGTCACAAGACTTAGCAACCTTGCAGATAACTTGATGGATAAGTTTGTACTGTCTCCTGATCTCGCAATAAGCAAAGAAGGACAAGAGATTCTAAAAATCTACCAGATGAGTAATTCACTGAGTCTGGTTTTTGATCTTTTAAAAGAAACTATTACTGAAGCAAGTAAGAATACTGAAAATGCTTTTGTAGTAAATGAACTTTTTGAATCTAAGACTACTGCAATAGATGGCGCTTTGAACAACATTGCAGCAGCGTTTAGGCATACTGCTTTACACAATGCTGTGCAGGTTTTAAAAGTTCCGGGAGAAAAAATCTTTACTAATGTAAACAAAGAACTCAAAGAAGTTCTTGAGTTACAAATCAAAAAGCTGGAGCAACAACTACAAGACCTAGAACAAGGCAAATCTGCGTCAATTCTCAAAGCTTTTAAGCACAAGGCATTGATGTTTATGGACAGTTCTTATAAAAGACGTGTGGCTGAAACGCTTGCACAAGGTGGTATAGATCCAAGCGTACTGGTGCAGATGGAACAACTGCAAAGACAAATCCTGCAAAAAAAAGCACTGCTGGAAAGCGGATATATGTTTAATGATGAGTTTTTAGAGAAATACATTAATGGTCTTAGAGATCCTAATGCTCAAAACTATGTAGGAAGTCAGGGTACTTTTTCAGGTTCAGGGCTGTTTCGTAATACTTTTATGGATCAGTTTATCTCTTCTGCGTCCAACTCAGAATTAGCGGTCAGTGCGTTTACTATTATGCTGAAAAATGCAGAAGCACAAGCGCGTCTTGCTATTCAGAACAACTTTGCGTCAATGAAGTTTGACCAAAAGCGAGATGCGCTCTTGCAGCGTTACACTGTAGAAGAGCTCAACGACATAGTTTCTGAGTACCGCGACCATACTTATCTGGATAAAGGTGAGTTAAAAACACAGCGGCGGCTGTATATGAGTGCACCCTACACTGAAGCATACAAAAACACGTTTAAAGAATACAATCTTAAGTTGCAAGTTTTCAGAAAAGAGATGAGTGCTCTTAAAGCTGACAGTCACATGAAAGCTACGGAGTCAGATGGTCCTGCTGCAAAACAGATTTACTTGGACAAAGTTGCTGAATATGAACAGTACAAAGACCAGTACCTACAATGGATGATAGACAACGCACAGCTTCCTTACACAGAAGCATTTTATTCTTTGCAAAAAGCTTTGCCTCAATCTATTCGTGAAGAGTTGCAGAAACGCTACTTTGAAATGGAAACGATTGTCTATGATGTAGGCAAGGGTAATGAAATACTCTTGGAAGAGTACGACTTTGAGCGTTTACAAGAACTTGAACAGGAAATCAGAACTCTTCGCCAACAGGCAAAAGAAATGAGTCCTGAGTATGCACAGTACATGGATCAGCTCAATGAGCTCTATGAGTATGATGTAAACATCAATTTCTATGAGCGTATGCGCGATAGTGCTATGGTACGCTATAAAGATTCACACCCTGAACTTTGGGAAAAGTGGCAGAAGACCAATGAGGTACAGCGTCCAACAAAAAGACCTGAATTGCCTCAAGAACTTACGCGCGGCACTAATGTCATGTACCAGGATCAGATATGGACAGTTGTCACAGAACGTGCAGCAGGATCTGTAGATTTAGTCAATGAGGACGGTGAAACTGTAGTAGCTATGCGTAATGATCTGCAGATGCTTAACTGGCATGAACAACTGGGTCTTCTCTATGACGCAAAAGCTGCCATTGCAGGAAGTGATCCTGAGATAAAAGAACTGATGGATGAACGTAATGCTATTCTGCGTCAGTACAAAGTAGGAGGACGTCTGCAGCCTAAGTTTATGAGCGAGGATCATGTGACAAGACTTGATGAAATTGCAGGTTTGATAGAAGAAATCATGTTGGAAAAGAGAAACACCGGCATGCTTGATATTCAGCAGAAAGCACAACTTGTGCAGATATCCAACGAGATTAAAAAGATTTCTGAGAAGCGTCTTGCACAAGGATACCTGGACACTTTTGATGAAAAACTTAAGATCCTTTACGCCGCGCAGCGGGAGATGATTACCGCAGAAAACGATCTTGCCACAGCAACTACCAAGGCAGACAAAAAAGAAATTGACGCAGCACAAACTGCTTTAAGTAAAGCAGAAGCTAATTTCAGTAAAAAAGAAAAAGAGTTTCGCACCTGGTACAATCTGCATCACAATAACAAATACCAGTCTGTCACTACCGGTTATGATGTAAGGCAAAATGCACTGCCTAAGTCATACAACTTTGAGAACTTGCCAGTTGAGTCCTTGTATTCACTATACATGGAAACAGTGCCGCATCCCAAGTACAAAATCAAGCGTATCAAAGAAAGCGCCAAGAACCCTGACTTTTTACAGAGTCCTGAAGGCATTCCTATGCCCAAGACTGTAATGCAGAACAGTGATGGTCAGTATGTGATACGCCCAGGTTTTGAGAGTTCTCCAAACATCTCTAACAAGTACAGAAAGCTGATGGCAGACCCAGAGCTGTTTAGTTTCTACAACGACTTAATGACTATGTACTTTGACATTCAGCAAAAAGTTGAAGGTCGTAAGATGGGTTATTTGGTACCAGGTTTTGCCGCAAGCACTGTAGAGAATATTGCCAGAAAAGGTCTTGTGGGTTCACTCAATGGTGAGTATCAGAAGTTTGCTGAAAACACCTGGCGTACTCATAGTAAGATTGATCAGGTAGATGGCATGTATGGAGACCTGAATGGCAAGCTGCGTCATAGGTTTACAGAGCAGCTTCCTGAAGAACTGCAGACACGTGATGCTATTGGGGCTATTATGAAGTACACTGTTGAAGCTCAGCACAACATTGCCATGCAAAAAGTGGCACCTGCAGTAGAGCAGTACATTGCATTTTTTGAGATGCAGCTTACGAATCTACGTAAAGAAGTAGGTACAGGAAAGAAGTTTATGACAGAGCCTGATGAAAAAGGCAACAGTATCCAGGTAAACATGCAAGAACGTGTGGAAGAGCTTGAGACTATGCTCAGCATTCTGAACTTTGAAAAACGCAAGTTTCTCTATGGACAAAGCAAAAGCGGTGCTGCCGGAGATCGTGCTATCAACAAAAAGCTAAACTCAGCACTTGCTTACTCATCCTTTATACGTATTGGATTTGACCTAGTGAACCAGACCAAAAACTACATTTCTGGTAACGTGCAGGCGTTTATTGCTGCAGGTGGTCTTGCGTCTGACCAATACTCGCGTAAAGACTACATGTGGGCTAAAAGCAAGGTGTATGGTTACAATGGATTTTTACACAACTACTTTGCAGACTTTGGCAAAATTGGTGATGTCAGTGAATCTACCATGCTGTACCGGTTCTTTAACCCTGCACAGAAAGACTTCTTAGGATACATGAACGAGGTAACTGGTGGAAGAAAACGCAAAGTAGCTTCACATATGACCAGTATCCAGGAGCTTGGGTTCATGTTCCAGGACAAGGGTGACACAGAGATCGCTGTCACAGTCATGTACGCAGTGATGAACAACAATCGCTATCGCGTTATTGCAGGTAAAGATCCTCAGGGCAACAATATCTATCAGAAAGATGCTAACGGTGAGGATGTCATGATTCCTGTGCATGAAATCTACTACAAGGACAACACCGGTCAACTTCAGCGCAGGCAGGATGTAGAGTATGACCAGGAGGATGAGAACCGTGTGCGCAATATTATCTATTCTGAGATGCGCCGCACCCAGGGTAACTACGCCAAAGCTGACCAGACAAAGCTTGAGGAGTCTCCCATTGGTACAATTGTGATGTTTTTCAGAAAGTATCTGGTGCCACAATTGCTGAACCGTTTTGGTTACCTGCGTCCCAACTGGGAAGCTGGTGAAGCTGCCTTGGGTTACTGGAGAGCTGTAGGGATTGTCTTTAGGAACTATGGTCCAGGTTACGCAATGAAGCACTGGATTCGTGGGTCTAAGCATATGAGCAAGACTAACCAGAACCAACTGGGTGAACTGCTTTCTCGCAAGATGGACCAAGCATCGCGTGATGCACTTGTAATGGCCATTCTGACAATGGTGTCTATGATGGCACTAATGTATGTACGCAAAAAGAACGATGAAGATGAAGAACTGAGCTTTTTGGAGGGTAACGCGATACGCATCCTGTGGGGTGTAAAGGGTGAAGCAACCTCCATGTTTCCTGTAGGCGGCGGTTCTCAAGAGTATATCAAGAACTTTACTACTGCAGTTCCTCTGGTGCGTGAATTTACAGCTTTGCAGCGTTTGGGCAGCCATACGTTCTACTATGGTCAAGCAATGCTTATGAATGGTGGTCAGGAACCTGATCCTATGTATGATAGTGAATACTACCAGGAGATATGGAAAGACGCGTTTTACTCACGCAAAAGCGGTGTTTACGAGAAGGGTGACCCTAAGATTGCTAAGGATTTTATGGATCTTACAGGTCTTAAAAATTTCCGCGATTTTGCAGATCCTAACTACAGAATTGACATAATGAAGCGTAATCAATAGAGATTTCTGCTATATTTGCTTAATATTTTGCAAAAATGCTAAGAAAATTCTTTATATTATTAGTGACTACTGTGGGCATTGTGTGCCTGTAGTATTCTTTTTGCATAAAACCAGAGCTTAAAAATGTAAAACCTGATGGCTTCAAAGTTTTTAGTGCCACTTCATTTGGCAAACTTTGCTACAACGCCAGCCAGTCCTGCAAATGGGTTTGTAAAAGTCTATGTAAAAAATCAGTTTCTCACATATTTAGCCCCAGACGGTGTTGAGACAGATGTTGTATTAAGCAGACCTTTAACAGGTTTTAATAGTCTTGCTAACGCTTCAGCTATCACGTCTTCTGACAACCTGCTTCAAGCTGTAAATAAGCTTCAAGCAAGTTTTAGGACATTTGAGTTAACAGGTGACGTAACAGGTACCGGTGTTTATACTTCAAACAAATTTGTAGTACAAACAAACGTAATTGCAGTAAGTGCTGATATAACTGATTATGATTATGACATTTTAGGAAACAGAAATAGTTCTAATAAGGTTTTTTCTTTACGTTATGCCTTTTTAAGCAACTCTACAAAGGTTTTTTTAAATGGTATAAGACTTACACCGGGAGTTCAATATGACTACATTGAAGTTCAACCTGACAAAATAGAATTTTCTACAGCACCATTTAATAATGATCTTATAACTGTAGATTATAAAGCAACATAGTAAAAAAATTAAATTTTTGTATTAAATTATAAGTGACCCCTTTAACCCCTTTTAATCATGCCAGTTACACTAATTAGAAAAGGCCAACTTGGTCCTTTAAACATTGTTGACGCAGATATCGCATCAGGCGCTGCTATAGCAACATCCAAACTTGCGGATGGTACTAATTTTATCAAAAAAGATGGCTCTGTAGTAATGACAGGTAACCTTCAAATGGGTACCCAGAGAATTACAGGTCTTGCAGATCCAACTGCCGCACAAGACGCTGCTACCAGAAACTACGTTGATACAAGAGTAGATAGTCTTTCACAGGGTCTTGATGTCAAGGCTTCTGTAAGAGCCGCTACTACAGCAAACATTACATTGTCTGGAACACAGACCATTGACGGTGTAGCGTTGAGCGCTGGTGATCGTGTGTTGGTTAAAAACCAAACTACTGCTTCTGCCAACGGTATTTATGTGGTAGCCGCAGGCGCATGGTCAAGATCAACAGACGCTGATGCTAACGCTGATGTTACATCAGGCATGTTTACGTTTGTTGAAGAAGGAACTGCTAACGCTAATTCAGGTTGGATACTTATTACAGACGGCACTATTGCGCTTGGGACTACTGCTCTTTCGTTTGAGCAATTTTCAGGTGCTGGTCAAATAACTGCAGGAAATGGTTTAAGTAAAAGTGGAAACATACTAACAGTTGTTTCAGCTAACACTGACAACATTACAGTTGGAGCAGGTGGTATAAATCTTGCAGCTGTTAGTCTTTCAACAGGTTCTGCAACAGCTGGAATTAGTTTTGTAGCAACCGTTACAACTGATAGTTTTGGACGTGTCACAGGACTTAGCACAGGCTCAGTAAGAAATGCAACAACATCACAAAGTGGTATTGTACAACTTGACGATTCAACCAGCTCAGTTCAAACAAATCGTGCTGCTACTGCAAATGCTGTAAGAGTAACCTACGAGCTTGCAGCTGCAGCTTTATCAAGAGCTGGTGGTGTAATGACAGGAAAAATTGAACTGGTTACATCTACAGCAGCTACAGCTTCTTTAAGAATAGTAAATGGTGCTAATCCTACTTCTCCTGAAACAGGCGATTTGTGGGCCAGATTTGGTGTGCTTAAATACAGATCTGACGATGGATCAACCGCGTCTACTAAAGACATTGCGTTTACTGACTCTAACATTACAGGTACAGCTACTAACGTCACTGGTATTGTAGCTGTTGTAAATGGTGGTACAGGTGCAAACAATGCTGCCAGTGCTCGCACCAATTTGGGTCTTGCTATTGGAACAAACGTGCAAGCTTATGATGCTGACTTAGCAGCAATTGCTGCACTCTCAGGAACTTCAGGTCTTTTGAGAAAAACTGCTACTGATACATGGAGTCTTGATACAAATACCTATCTTACAGCTGCTACAGCTGTTAGTTCTTTTTCAGGTGGCAGTACGGGTCTTACGCCATCTTCAGCAACCAGTGGCGCAGTAACTCTTGGAGGCACACTTGTAATTGCTAATGGTGGTACTGGTGCATCTACAGCTGCTGGTGCAATTGTAAATCTTGGTTGGAGGTTCAAAGAAACACCAGCTGTTATAACTGCAAGTACTGTTTATGATGTTACTTTGCCTATTTATGATGGTACAGAACATGTATATGTCAATGGAGTATTAATGAAAAAAGGAGTAGGTGATGATTATCAAATAGGAACAGGTTTAACTCAAAATCGGATTACTTTTAACTATTCGCTTAATGCTGGAGATACTATTCAAGTTACTTATCTTAGAGATTTTGGAGTAGGTTCATAATATTTAAAACCGTTTAAAAAAGCTGAGTAAAATCAACAATATATGCCAAGAACCAAAGTGAATGGTGTTCAGATTGTTTCTGACACAATTGACAGTGATCTCATTAAGCAAGGATCTGTAAGCAGATCTGATTTGAACACCACCACTGTTGGTCAGGCTGTTGTTGCAAAAATTGTTCAAGGTACAGGTATCACTATTATATCTAGCGGTGCTGATTCAGGGACTGGAGATGTCACAATTAGTGCAACTTCCGCAAACAGTTTAACAGAGTCAATGATCATAGCATATGCTATTGTTCTATAAAAACTCAATGAATGAAAACATTAATAACCAATTACACTTTCAATGCTGCGTCAAAAACTATCACTTTTAGTGACTATACAAGCATTGATTTAAACAGAGTGCTTTTAATTACCAATAGTACAACAAACACGATTATTTATAATTTTGCAAGTTCTACATTGGGTGGCACTATTGCTGGAAATATACTTACGCTTACTTACAATACAGCAAGCATGTCAAATGCTGACAAGCTTCAGATTTATTATGATACAGAGTATATTCCGGCAAGTGACCAACTTTTAAATGCTTTGTTTGACATGGTTAAACATTTAGAAGTACTTTCGCAAGCAAAAGGTATTCTTGCAGACATAAGGGTAACACCAACAGCGACACCAAACATGAGTACATTGAGTACTCTTTCAAACATTGGTTCTATTGGTAGTTACTCAGCTAGCTCTTTAGTAAAGAGTTTTGATAATATCTCTGCAATCAATTCTAACATCAACAACGTAAACTAACAATGGCCGTACAAAACAACAAACTACTTTTGCACCGCAAGGAGTGGCAAATGATGACTCCTGCTCCTGTTTCTACAGGAGCTGGTGTATTTATTATCAAAGATCCTGGAGGAATAAGACGAACATCTCTTTTAGTTGCAAGTACAACTGCTCAGTATATTTATGATGTTGACGAGGATGCATGGGTTCAAATACCTTCAATGGCACTTGCAGGAACATTTGGAGCAGGTGCTTGTGGAGCTTGGGGTAGATGGTCAAATACGCTTACTCCAACTGGAGGTACCACAACGACAATTACGCTTACTGGTAATCTTTCAGGAAGAATTGCAGGACAAACTGTATGGTTTCAAGCCGGTACAAACATAAATGTAAGAGCTGTAATTGATAGAGTGACGATTGTACCTGGAGGAACACATACCATATTTTTAAAAACAGCTGTGCCAAATGCTGTAACAAGCGCACACACATTCAAAATTGATTCTGGTGTGTACTATGTTTTAAATGCGTATACTGCATGGGCAGCTGGCGTATTTAAATCATATGATGTTGCTACAGGAACTGTCACACAACTAGCCCAAGGAACCTTGCCAGCATCTTGGGGTACTGACGGTAGAATGGTCTCAACACCCTCAAATACAGGTGTTTTTGCTTCTGGAACAGCTAATGCTTCAGGTTCAAGTACTTTGGTAAATAGTTCAAAAAACTGGACACTTAACCAATGGTCAAACTACCAAGTTAGAATAGTTTCAGGTACAGGTGCAGGACAAGTACGAACAATATCTAGCAATACTGCTACATCACTTACTGTATCTGTGGCATGGACAGTAACTCCCGACTCAACTTCTGTGTATGCAATTGAGGGTAATGACGATTTTATTTATATTTTAGGCAATGGAGTCGTTACAATGTACAGATTAACTATATCTTCAGGTACTGTTGCTACAGCCACTGTCAATGGAGGTGCTAGAAGTAGTGCACCTGGTACTGGAATGAGTGCAAATTGGATTTCCAAAACTGGTAAAACCGCATGGCAAGATGAAAATAATATTCTTGACGGAAGGTTTATTTATTCTTTCAGAGGTGCAGCTACGGGAACGTTGCATCGTTATGATATTGCTTTACTTACTTGGACAGATGTGAATTACATTCGTTTACAAGAGACTTTTACAACAGGTAGTTCTTTTGATGCAGATGGTTCAAGAATATATGCCAACAAAGAAGCTACTGGTAGAATTTTTTATGTAGACGTAGTAGAAAATGAAATTACAGGTTTTAGTACTGACTTTTATCCTCAATCTACTGCAGTATTAGGTGACAAAAGTTTTACAGTTGCATATTCTGATGGAACCGGACAAGACATTAAATGGTTATACTGTTTGGGTAATACCACAAACATTCTCAGAAGAATCATGATATATTAATTATGGATACTTTAGAAAAAATTGAACTTATACAAAAAAAGTTATTGTTTCTAAACACGTGTCTTGCGGGATCACTGTTGGTAGGCGATATTTCAGAAATTACACGTTATCGCACAGAAATTCAACAACTTGAAACTGAACGTGAGTCGCTTTTAAAAGATGTAGAAAATGCAGATAGGTAATCAAAATTATCCTTGGGTTGATAGCGTTTTAGGATTTAAAATTCCAGAACATGACAGTATTGATCTTACCTACAGTGGCGATCATATTGCAACTGTAACCTATAAAAAAGCAGGTGTTGTTGTAAGAGTTTTGACTTTAACATACATCAGTGGTAAATTGTCAAATATTACTCAGACAGCATGACCACAGTTGTATTTAATCCAATATCTGGAAAGTTTGATCTTATAAATGTCATTGACCCAAATGATCAAATTCTTTCTACAAAAGCAAATGATGTTGCTACTGGAGGTGGTCAGATTTATCTTAATGGTGCTACTGGTAATAGAATAGACTTTAACACTAACGGTGTTGCTGCTCCTACGTTTACAACCAGGAGTGTTGGCACCAAACTTGTATTATATCCTTCGCTAAGTGGTTCAGCAATGGACTATGCATTGGGTATAGATACATCAACATTTTGGTTAAGTATTCCAGGTAATGTTAGCACTGATAAGTTTAGTTTTTATGGTGGGACCACAGAAGTATTAAGAATAACAGGAACTGGAACAATAAGTCTTGGCGCAGGAAGCGTTAGTACACCTATAATTAATGCAGGTTTAAATGGTAATGATACCAACACAGGCATTTACTTTCCTGCCACAGATGCTATTGCACTTGCAACCGGCGGTACAAGAAGAATGCGCGCAGATGCTAACGGAGTAGGTTTTCATGTTGATCCTGCACACTGGATACATTTATCA